TGGTGCCCGGGACTAGCACCACATTATCAATAATATTCAATCAGATAACTTTAACGGTTCCGTTAGATTTCCGTTATATGGATGTAAAACGGAAATTTTTGAGGCTTTTAACGGAAATTTTCTGTTGTTGCGTAAAAGCCGAAAGGCACTATTTATTTGCGGCAAACACATTTGCGCTCGTCAAAATATTTCCGCTCGGCCACCTCGCCTTGTTTTCCGATATTAAAACTATCGACTGGGCGGTGGTAGCCCATCACTCTTGTCCAGACTTCACATTTAGTCCTTTCACTGTTCGGGATACCGAGTTTTTCTAATTCAGTCATTTTTTGCCTCCTCTATCTGAGTTGGATTGCACATCTTTCAATGATTCGTCTATCAGAGACTGCGTGCTCTGCACATCTTGCAAGAGTTGCTGAACACTTTTCAAGTGCTGGTCTAAATCGACCACACTCTCCAAGCTCCCTCTGTAGCTTTCGCTGTATCGCGGCGTCTCGCTCGCGCACCCGGAGAGCAGAATCGTTAAGGACACCAATAGACTTTTCCAACTGCGCAATTTCTTTATCCTTTCTATGTAACGTTTCTATCTGGTGAGCAAGTAGCTGCTCCCGCTCCTGCGTCCACCTCAGCTCTGTTTCCTGCTGGCCGAAGTGGTAACCCAAGACACTCGAAAACATGACGGCGGCAATAATCAAAATTACTCGGATCATTTTCTGAAAAATAGTTCTAGTTCTGCATAACGTCTTCGGCGTAAGCCCTTTTCATAGGCCGTCCCAGGATTGCAGTATTTAGGCCACCACTCTCTAATCCCGTCCTCGTTCTCGGCGTTAATCATTTTGAATAATGTGTATCGTCTGCACTTCGTAATGCCGAAGTTGAAAACGAAACTCATGAGGGCAATAAACTGATTCTCAGTCACTGGCACATGGACGAGCGCTGCCAGCTCTTCCTGTTTCTGAATCAAGTCTTTATCCAAGAGGTCGTATGCCTCAGCTCGCGTAATGTGCTCTCCAGGATGTACATCTTTGGTGTGTCCGAACCCGATGGTCCAGACCCCAGCGGGGCATTTGTAGGATTCAAGGGCCGGACCTCCGTTGGGTCCCTGCTCAAACTCAGATATGAACTGAGTTGCCAGTTCGGGTGGGTAAAGCAGGATATCTTGTGTCATTGAATTGCACCAAAATTTGAGTTACTCTGAATGGGTTGCTTTTATTGTTAAAGGAACGACTATGGCAAAAAACGAAAAATCCTCTAGGGAAATAGCATCTCTTGCTGGCAAAGTGCTCCAGCAGAAAAGCTCTACTAAAGCAGCTAAGAGCCTGGCAGGTTCTGTTTTAACGCAAGCTCCTGATCGCAAGCCTCAGAAGAAAAAATAGTTTGTCTGCTTAGTATCTGTTTGCGGGGTATGCATATATGCCCCGCTATTTGTTTCCGATCTGCGCCGCTTATGTGGGGGACAAGGACCACAACAGTATCTGTTTCTTTTCTAATGAAGCCCACAGAGGTAACCTCGGTAACTTTATATTCAAGTTCGTCCTCAAATTCCCATCCTGGAGGACATCCAAAGGTATCAACCCATTTAATTATCTCGATTCTCATTTCGTCTCCTTCTTGATTCCGTGCAGTCTTTGCACTTCAGACTTCAGCGTTTCTAGGTCTTGCTGAATTTTCGTTAGCTGTTTAATGCTCTCGGTGTTTGAAGTCGCTCGCCTGTTTAGCTCGTTGATCTGTAGCTGTTGGAGCTCAGTTTCGTTCTCCAGCATGTTGATCCTGTCCTGCTGTGACACGATCGTGTACTGATTCAACTGAGAGTTTGTAAGCCACCCTGCCATATAAAAAGCAAAGAAAAGAATGAGCTTAATCAGCCCTGCGATAACTGAGCGCATACTAATTGCCATGGTTCGCTCCATTGTTGTTATGAACGGTAAGTTTTAATTTGCCTGTGACGACACCGTAAAGAGTGTTCATGATCTTCAGGCCGAAGTAAGAAGACACTCCGCTGCAGGCCCCGATCCACTCCCAACTGAGTTTCGAGGTGCGGAGGATCAGATAGACAATGAATCCGGCCGCGCATGACGTAACAAACTCAATGAACCAGCGCGGAAAATTCCAGTCCCGTTCTCCTCTCACGTACGGCATAGCCGAGCCCGAGGCGGCGCAGATAAGAATAAGCGCGAACACTATAAGGTTCACCGTGCTGGCAAACTCGCTGAGGCTGAAATCTGTTTCCATGTTTATCTCTCTTTTTGGACATGTTATGAGCGCTTTTTCTTTCAATGCGCACACCTAACGAAAAGCCCCTCGCGAGGAGGGGCGGAGCGGTTAGGTGGAAGCAGCTAGCGGATAAAGCCGTAGTTCGACATCCTTAACATGGTTTCCACCAAGGCTGACATAACTACCCTTTGTAACGGGCATACTAAACTTGCCGCCGCCATTAGCCCACGGAACTAGCGACTGAGCCCCGGGGCCAGCCGCATAGCTGGATTCATTCGTTCCGGTAAATGAGACAACAAGAACGCCGTCGTTAGGCATTACGCCCTGATAGATAGAGCCCCAATCGTCATTAACGTCGGTTCCTGTCATCACTATTGGAGAGGCTCCCCAGGCAGGTTGGGCAAAATGCGCGGCTTCGGTTTTTGTTGTTCGGGTATTCAGTAATAACTGGAGGAGCGACTTCAGCATGACGCACCTCCTACAGCAGAGTTAGTCTTCAGTCTGCATTGGGATAAGCTGAAGCGTGTCAACAGTTGAATCAGGTGACACCAAGTATGAGAATGGCTGACCTTTTGAGACAGGAATGATGTGTCTCCTCGCAAGTGCTCGGCTATCAACAAACCCCGAGCCGCCAGAGGAAACTTCCAAAATGACACCCGTGGCGTTTCCTGAGAACGTAACGTAACCGTCCGCACTGGACGTAAGAGTGTGCCACGCATTGTCTTTAGTGATAGAGAAATGAATCGCCTCAAATGATGGGCTGACTGCGTGTTGAATCCACGACCTCTTACTCTGCAAGAACTTCTCCGCAAAGAGCTGAACCAAGTTTTTAAGCATAGGCCACCTCCTTGCAGAATAAGTTTCTTAAGAGCTTGATACCCCCCCCCGATAGAGGAAGAAAAACGCAAGAAAATGTTCTTTAGACTTTTTGCGGAAACCTTCATTGCTTGACCCTTTGCAAAAGGAAAAAGCAGTCGAATGTCTATATCGGTATTTCCAAACGTTGTAGCTGCTATTTCAGTTGTATCGGAACTTATTTGAAGAAAGCCATCAGTGTTGGTAGTGCGACCTGTCACATACAAATAACCGTCTGCCGGAGCAATACCAATGTGTGCATCACTCCAAGTGGTGCATTCTGTTTTGATAGAAGGAGTGATAACAGTGTTGGACGGACTCGGCATAGCCTGATGTCCTACAGCCTCGGATTCCTGTTTGCTGTAGAACTTGCTCAGCAGGAGGCTCAGTACGTTTTTCAGCATAATGCGCCTCCTGTCAAAGGATTAAAAGTCTGAACTTGCTTTGTAGAACCAAAGAGAATAATCGGTTGTACTTCCGCCACGGCACAAGAACTTAATCTGTGTCCCTTTTTTAACGTAACAACAGATTCCAGCTCCCGCAGTGTTTCCGTTAAGTATGGAAGCAAGTGCCATCTGCCCGTTCTCGACTTGGATTTCAAGAGCTGAGACTGTAGTTGAATTGCACCGAGAAGTCGCCCAGCCGTTGCACGGTGCGGTGTAGGTAAAGAAATCCGTGGTGCTTGTGCAAGGAATATTAATGCCCTGATGGATAATAGGAGCTGATTGTTCTGAAACCCAAGATTTTTTGCTTTGCAAAAACTTCTCGGCAAATAATTGAACGAGGGCCTTAAGCATGACAGAGCCCTCCGAATAAAGTTATTATACCCCCCCCCGATGGTTTTCACTAATCGGACGGTAATTTGCTCTAGGTATCGGCCATAAACAGAAAAGAGCTGCCCTTTTGAAACGGGCGTGAATAAATTCAGGATTTCACCTCCCGGATTAGATGTCCCTGTAGTCGTAATTTGCAACGCCTGAGTATTTATCTGGAAAAATCCTTTATCGGATGTAGTACGACCCGCGGCCCAAATATAACCATCTGATACCGCGGTTGAATTAGATAAAACCGGTCCCCAGTTGTCTACTGAAGCTGAAGGGTTGTAGTCTACAGGTACTGCCGAGCTGGGCTTAGAAGCGTGTCCCGCCTGTGCTGGTGTCGTTCGGCTATCGAGTAGCCGTTGAATTAAAGATTTCAATAAGGCCATTTAAAAACCTCCTTGTCTCATAGAGTTGCGGGCATCAACTGCCTGCTCCAATTCGTAGGCCAAAGCTTCCGGAAATGCCGGATAGTCGACAAAAGGAAAGCCAGGCTTGTCCGGAAGATCCTTGAGTGCTTGGCGATAACTTAATAACGCCTGTCGATCTGCTTCGGTTAATTGAGCTCTCTTTGCCTTAGCAACTGACTGAACAGTAATGTCCGGAAGCTGGACGTATTTATCAGTGTCAGAGATTCGAGCATTGCGCTCCCCTCTTACTTCCTGTTCGTAACGCTCTTGGACAAAGTTGTCATCCAGTTCCGGAAGTTCTGTTGAAAGGTAATAATTACCGTCAGCACTATGGAAATAGCCTTGAGGACTGGGCTCAAGCTTCCAATATTTGATGATGACTCCATCATCTCGCTTAAATCTTTCGGATAGTTTGTAATGGATCTCTGCGTACGCCTCATCTTTAGGATCTGTGAACGCGTGCTGACTCGGCGCATTGGAGGAAACAACGATCCTTCCATCCGAGTCCTTCAATGAATATTTTGCAAGAGGCCGACCCATAGCCATGGCCAACATCTCTTGCCGGACTTCTTCAAGTGTTTTCATGCTTTGTCCTTTTTAAGAGTTTCCTGATTCAGAGTTGCTACTGGTTTGTGTGTTCTTGGCATCGTCAATTTGTTGCTGTGTACCTCCGAATCAATTCTTCGAGAATCGGGCAGAGGTAGTCATCGACATGACCATTGAAATAGGTTTCAGCCCAAGATTCCGCACCGGCTGTAAAGTTGATGTTCGACCGTGCTGTGGTCTGTTGCGTCTCTGTAAGGGCTTGAGCCGCCTCGTATGAGACACTCGGCGTTAAATCCGTGTAGTCCGCAGATAAAAGAGCTGTCCCGGCAGATGTGTCCACAGACGCAATCGTGAACATTCTTCCATCTGTTCCGACTACGGTGTCACCAGCTTTAATGTTGCCTTGAGGCTTCAAATCCGAGATTTGAATAGTGGCCGAAACTTGGAGCGCTTGATTGGTTACTCTGACAGCATAGGCACTTGCCGCCGCCTCAAGAGCTTTCGTTTCTGCAGTCTGCGCGGCGGTTTGGGCGGTTGTTGCCGCCGTTTGTGCGGTTTCAGCATTGCTCTGGGCCGTTTCTGCTGCCTGTTGCGCCGCCTGAGCAGTTTGCAGAGATTGGGCCGCATTGTTAGCCGCTGTTTGGGCACTAGCAGCTGAACCTTGAGCGGCAGTCTGAGCCGCTGAAGCCGAAGTTTGTGCCGAGTTCGCCGTTGTAACTGCCACCGTGGAAGCATCGACCGCACTCTTAGATTGAGCAATAGCAGTCTGTATATCTGCATCCCAATCGTCGACTACTTGCTTCAAAGTCTCAACTTTTTCATTTGCAGCATTCGCTTCCGCTAATGCATTCGAAGAAGTTGAATTTGCTGTCTGTGCTGTTTGCCGAGCTTCCTTAGCGATCGATAGAGCTTCTTCGGAATTGTCAGAGGCTTGGTCTGCGTACGCGCCAACATCGTTAATGGCGTCTTCCGTCTGCTGAAGAACTTCGGGGCCGCTGATAACTCCGGTTCCTGTCGGCGTGTAATGAAATTGGAATTTCGAATCTGCCATGATCAATTACTCCGGCAAGCGCAAGAAATAAGCGAGCGTGTAAAAAGGCGGCTCATTGGTAACGCCTGTGATCTTTGCGTTAGCTGTTAAGGTGTGCGTGTGCGTTTGACTTCCACCAGTAGAACCGATACTCAATCCATGCTGATGAGAGCCGTTAGAAGATGTTTCTCCCGTCCAAGTTCTGGACGCATCGATATTGAAAACACCTCGACCATTTTGACGACCATCGGAGCATCCGGGATTATCGCCTACGTAAACAAGAGGACCGTTACCAATCACGCTCAACCAGTTGGCGGAAATTTGTCCGGTGATGTTCATTGAACCTCTTGTGTGGGTATGAGCACCTGCAGGAGATGTGCTACCTGAATGAGAATGTGCTGGCATCTGTGCGGCCGTCAGCGCAGTAGCACCAACTGTGCCGTTAACGGTCAAATCTGGAATCTCAATAGTTGAAGCACCGCCAGTTGTGCCCGAATCTTTTGGTAAAGAGCCTTTTATAAATTTTCCAATCAAGTTTGGAGTTACACCATTCTTCCCGTCACTCTGGCCATCACAAAGGATCCAACCTTCGTCGGCTTGAGTAGTACCCCAAAAAACTGGGCGTCTCCCATCACTTCCACCTAATGTCACGTTATGAAACGGAACTACGGCGCCGGCTGGAACGGTAATGTCGATATTTTTCCAAACTGCTCTGTTAGTTCCAGGCGCCACCTTTGTGGTTGATGGTCCGTTGGCTTGGATGCAGCGGTACTTAGTCCCATTCTGCATAACCTCGTTCCCAACTTCGTAGTCCAAGAGAGCGGAATAATTCATAATCCCGCCCTGTTGATACCACAGCAAAAATTGAGAAAGCAAGAAAAAGACGCCATTGAAGTCCGATTTAAACGGAGGAATGCCGCCTTGTTCGATGGGAATAGCATTTTCTCGTCCCCAACCTATTTGCTGAGAGAGTCGTCCTAAACCAGCTTCTTCTGAAGTTAACGGAGGAATGGTAATTTCTCCGTCCTGGGCGATAGCCGCGCTTAATTGATACTTTGGATAATTACTCATATCTCAATGACCTTTGAGGAATTGAAGACACCTTGATTAAAGGGCAATAAATTGGATCCGAAGAATCCGAATACCAGATTGTTTGGAACGACCGTCTCCGCATTTGCCAAAACCCCAGCAGGCCTGTTTAACAATCCGTAGTTTTGCAAAATGGCGATTTGGACAGCAGAGGGATCTCCAACAATGCGAATCGTTATCGTCATATCCTGGTAGTCGGTGACAAATGCCGGCAGGCCTATCAACCGAGTAAGCAAAGAATTAATGGTTTCAGCCGTAGAGTTCGAGACGTTTACGACGGCTCGATAAAAAATCAGGAACCGGAAAAACTCATCATCCAGCCGAGTGTCCTGACCGTCAACAACGAGGTTACGATTCACGCCTACGCGCTTCCCCCACCAATCCAGCCAAACCCCGGAGGCTGTATCAGGGTTCAATATGAAATTAAAAAACGCGTCCAGTTGAGGAGACGCGTCTATTTCGGCATTGAAAAGTAATCCTAATTGTCTGTATCGCTCTGAGTGCGAATACTGCGACTGGAGCGCTATAGAAATAAGCGATCGGACATTTGAGAGTTTTCTGAAATCCTCAACACTCAGAATATTCCGCCAAGTTGCAGAATCTGCCATCGTTAGCCTCCTGTTTGGAATACAAGAGAGACATCGGACTCTTGAATCGTGGGCTCCACATTCGCAGGAATCTGGACACTGGATCCGAAAGCTCCGGATCCCAGAGCTACTTGGATGGATGCAACCGGAACGGCTGTAGCTGACTGAATTGCGGCATAGAACCGAGACGCGTAGACAGTCGACGCCAAAGAAACGCGGTCATTCGCACCCTGTCCTAGAACATCATTGATCACAGTCTGAATGACGTTGTTTTTCTCGGTTGGATTCATTGAAGTGGCAAAGAATTCGATCTTTACCTTCAAGGCTTGATTCTGCGGCCTGACAATGTTGTAGACGTAGGTGGCGTTGTAGAACCTAGAATCTGTGTACGAAACCTGATAAGTTCCAGTAGTCCCGCACCCTGCGTCCTTTCGCTGATAGATCGTTTGAGCGATCTGCTCATCCTCTCCGCCAACGATAGCGACCAGGATGGAATGAGGATTGATGCTCACGCCAAATTGGGTGATGGCCGCATTTGTCGGATTCTCTAAAACTCTGACATCGAGAACGCCCTCTAACGCGGCCAAATTTGCCTCAATCGCTTCGACATACCCGGTGGCATTGACAGCATAGTTTTCAACCATTCGGTTTCTAAGTTCTGCGTCCGTCTCTTCATCTCGGCCGATGACGCCGGCGGACGGATTGTTAATGGTGTCCCATCCTGCAATCGTTGTGACGATCCTGTTCACTGCTCCCGCCGCTACTTCTAACGGTCCGTGTTCGATTGCAGTAAATGTAGTAGTGACACTTCCTGTGTCTCCGATTCGTGCGCCTGCTGCCGCCGAATGTCTGTACTGGTTGCCGAGAGAATCTTGAGCGATCGCACCATAGGGAATAACCGTCCCCTTCAGGCCGGTCAGAACGCAGTTGACTACCGTGGGCTCGGAGATTTTGCGGTCTAAACCGTAAAGCGCCGCCAGCGCATCTAAGAATTTTCCTGTTGCGAGATCCGGATTAACCATGTTCGACAGAAAAAGAATCTCAGAATTTTTGGCCTCGATTTCGGCCACGATCAGATCAAGGACCTGCCCCATCGGGGAACTGGGCTCGATGTTCAAAAGCGGATCTGTGGGCGATGTTTGAAACGCCTGCTGAATACGTGAACCGAGATCAGAACGAATCTCTTGCGTGCTGGGCAGTTCAACGCCGACCAGTGGATTAAAAATAATTTGAGCCATAATTTTTTAGAACACAAAAGAAACTGTTTCGTCCTGTTCGGTTGTGATCGTGATTTCCCCGTGGAGCGTTCTCGTTTCCTCATCGAACTCAGTAATGTCCACAGAATCAACTGACCTCACACCATCAACCCTATTTCCAGCCTCATGAATCAATTGAGCAAGGACGGAGGAATCCAGCTTTTTCGCGAGCTGGGCTTCCTTCCATGCAATCCCGTTGGCCTGCTGGAAATAAGCGTCGTTAGTCCACAAACGAATCTCGTTGGCCAAGTTCTGAGCTATAGCCAAAGCTCCGGACGTAAGAAGGATATTTCCTTCCTTTGTCAGCTGAAGATCCCATGACTGAGGATTCAGAAGAGCTGTTTTTGCTGTATGCGGCATGATCTAACTTCCTCGTTTACTGCGGGGCGCCGGTACTTGAATTCCCGCTTTCCACGCCAGAATGAACGTGCTCAGTCAAGCTGATACCCTTCGCTTTAACATCGCCACTGAATGTTGCGTCAGCACCGCCAGAACCACCGCCGGAAATCGGTCCGTTCAAATTGATCTGAGCAGAGTTGACTGTGAAACTGGTGCTCGCATTAACCTCACACTCCGGAGATTCAATCGTGATCTTTGTCGGAGCTTTAATCTTGATAGTCCCTTCATCTTCCAAATGAATAAAGACTTCAGGAGCCTTACCCCAAAAACCACCGATATAGAACGAATCAGATGGATCGAACTCTCTAAATGTCGCCGGAACTTTAGACGTATTGTCCCCGTTCACATTTGAAATATCGTGTTTGGCAACAACAGCTAAACCCACGTCCCCTACTTTTGGATCACAAACGATTGCGGCGGTGCCATGCTGCAGTCGAAAGTAAGGCAGTTTAGGAATCGTTGTCACTTCAATCCCTTGAGCCTGTACATTCATAGGCTTTAGCAACGGTTTGACCGTAACATACCCGGCGCCGGCTTCTGTGCCTGACCTTTTGACTGCCGTTACCGTGACCGGAAATGCCGTATAGACCGTCTTCGAAAGGATCGACTTTACGAAAAACTCTAGGGCATTTATGGGATTAGAGCCTGCAAAATCATCATAGTTCGCACTGAATTCTTGATTACTCATCGACCTCACCACCTAGGATAGATTGCTGTAATGCTCGTTTTCCACGCCTGAGCACCGGGATCGTTTGCACTGAGCTCATGTCGAAGCCCCGTGATCTTCCAAGTTCCGGATGCTCTTGGGACTATCGTCTCTAATTTGAAATTTGCTCCGATCCGCAGATCCGGCCTAAAAAACGTCGTAACGTTGATACCGTTGTTGGAGAATGTCGGATACCCGATCATCCCATTCATTGCGTTAATCAAGGGAATAGAGCCCTGGGTCTTTCGGATTCCGTGTTTTTCAACAAGCACCACCTTGTCATCGTCAAAAATCAGGTTGGCCCCCACTGCTCCGGCAATTCGTCTCATTTTCGTAACCGGATCGCCTTCAATGATGCAGTCCTTGATTGAAGCCGTGATGTCGTTATTCTCAAGTGTGTAGCCGATCTCTTTTGAAATCTGGTCAATTAAGCCTGCAACCGTTTGGTTTCCGTTAACAGAAATTGGCGGCTGAGGAATGAGTGCAGGGAAAAGTCCGCAATTAGCTTCGATCTTAAAAGTCGGAGAAGGAGCGGCATTGAAATCCGCCCAGGCGTTAATTATTTCGCCCTTGAAGATAACCGACAGAGTTTTTCCCTTCTCTCCGGCAGAAACATTGATTTTGTTTCGCTTCAACGAAAATGACTTAAAACCTAAATGTGTCAACCGCTCCATCGTGGTTAAAGACACCCCTTTAAGTTCTATCTGAGCCTTAGGAAATGCAGGACATCCGGACTTTTCGACCGTACACTTAACTGCGAATCCTTGAAACGTAACCGCCTCTTGACCGTCAAGGGTAATGGTTACAGCGACCTCTTTTTGCGTGTAGGTTGTGTTTTTATCAATTTCCGGCAGTAGTGACGGCATTTCCTGCCTCCTCGTAAATCAATATCCATCGAGAATTGAGCCCCTCGTATTGAGGGTCCGAGTTCCCTAAGGTATCGACAAAAAACAAACGCCCCGAAAATAGAGGCGTCGGATAACAATTGATGTCGGTGCCTACACAGCATCGGCGCCCAGCGAATATCTGGACACCCTCAACCATCAGGTCACAAAAGAGGTATTCGGCAACTTGTCGTAACCGGATAACGCAGTTTTGACCGTCAAGAACACATGAGAACTCTTGGAACGGAAGAGCACTTATAACGATTTGGTTCATTTGCTAAATAAGTTGGCAATACTCTTTAAGACCCCTGGTTTCACTTGGGCTTGCCCGGTATTCACCTTATTGGCAGAAGTTGCACGCTTGGGCGAGTACGAGGTTTTTTGCTGGCTTAGGTTTACAGAGACAATTTCAACAAACGAAGCGTGAACGTTGAGCATTGAGGCGCCCGTCGTTTGAGTTCGGGAAAAATCATAGTGATCGAGCGCCATATTTCGCCAAATTTTGGCAGGGCTAAATATCGTGCAGGTGTCGGTACTGTTTAATCGCCTATCAAGCATGGCAAGGGCCAAAACCTGAATGGCGTAATTACCGTTAAATAAAAACTCTACATTAACCCGCTCAGGTTCCCGCACAATGTTGAATGCTGCCAGCTGGCCGTTTTCAATTGGCTCTGTCGGAACCCTTGAAGATTTATCTGCATCAACTGCGCCAATAGAAGTGTACGGAACGAATGGCAGAAGATTGTTGCCAACTACCGCCCAGCCCATGGACATTACAGAGTTTAGACTAGCCATTTAACCACCACCTTGACGATATCCACTGGCCGCATTCTGCAGCATATCCTCATAATCTCCCTGACCTTCCATTACCGCACGGTAGGCGGCGTCCTGTACGGCTTTAGGATCGGCGTTACCTTGAATCGTAATGCTGACATCCGTTTTCATCGGCGCGTTAATAACTGAAGAAGAAGCCCTAGGAACAATCGAAGCTGCGGCGCCGGCCTGAGCTCCCGGAGGTGCTGTAACTGGTGCCTTCTTATCGTCACCAAAACCGAACCATCCGCCCACTGTGTCAATAGGTTTAGAAGCAATGTCCTCCCACGCCTTGATGAAGTTATCCTTCATCTTTGGGACGGTATTTATCAGGTTCGCAATATCTTTCGCCAAATCTCCTATAAACCCTACGACAGCCGTGATCGCCGCCACAACCACGTCCCCGAAGGCCTGCAGGAACATATCTTTGAGCGGTGAAAGTTTGTCTAAAAGGTCTGAGATTGACTTCCAGGCGTCCTGAAACGACTTTCGGATTCCTTTGATTTGATCGTCTGTATAACCTACAGATTTCAAGAAATCTTCAAATACGCTCGGTCCGCCTTTGGTGAACACAATTAAGTCATCGATAGCTCCGGCAAGTAGGAGAACCCCAGCGATTAGGAGACCAATCGGGCTTGTCAATGCGCCCAAGAGTTTTCCGGACATCATCAAAGCAGATTTAGGCCCAAACGCCAATGCCGCTGCTGTAGCAATACCGGTTAACGCAATTTTGATGAATTGACTATGCTCTCCGATAAACAGCGACGCATCACCAAAAACCTTAACGGCCTTCTCAACCCACGGGATAAAAAACTTAGCAAACTGATTGCCGATATTTTGGATAGCCATTCCCGTGACTTGCCACGAAATTTTGAAGCGTCTGGCATTCTCTGCATCTTTAGGCGTTAAGGCGAGTTTCCGATATGTCTCAACCAACTCTCCCATCTGCTTGTTGTTTTGCAGAAAGACGGCGGCACTTTCTCGAGTTAATCCTAAGTATTTCAGAGCGTAATTGGCCTGAGCTCCCGTCATGCCGTTGAGCTGTTTTCCCATGCGCAGGAATACTTCTCCACTGGCGCCGGTACGCTCGGTAAACGCCTGCATAGCCTGCGTAAAAGCCTCTGCAGAACCTCCTGCTGCTACATTTGCCTTACGCCAAGCGTCAATCTCTGAAACATTCATGCGAACTTTCTTTGAGATGTCGTCAAGTTTGGCACCTTCGTCTAGGAAGTTTCCAAACATGAATTTGGCACCAAACATCGCGGCCAGTGGAGCGGCGTAACTCTTAATGGCGGCAAATACTCGCTTGGCTACAGAATCGAGCTGAGAAAGCGATTTTGATGCGTCCTTGGAGGATTTAACAACCTTCTTCCCTGCTGTTTCGCCGCTCTCTCCAACCTTTCCTACTTCTTTAGAGGTTTTCTTGGCGTTCTGACTTACTTCATCAAAAGATGCAGAGGCTTTGTTAATACCATCCGTTGAGTCACCAATGGAGTCGAGTTTTTCTCCGGCTGATTGAGCATATCCGAGCAGCTGATTCAGCTTGTCGGATAAAACTTCGAAAAACTTGATTACGTCATTGGAATTGACTGATACATCAATAACTAAAGAGTCGGTTGTTTTGGCCATGATGTCATGCGCTCTTTTGCGCCACCCACGAGTTGTAGTTTTTAATTAGCAATGCCTCGTCTAATGCGTAAGCATCTTCCAGCGTTAGTTGAGTTTGTAGTTCGACTAATGAGGCCATTCCGCCCATGACCAAACGAGACATTAGAGGCGTGAGCTGAGTAGTGACCGCCACGCCTCGAACTTTTGCGCAATCTGCTAAGAACTCTGCTCTGCGGGGTAGAACTGGCGTATCAAGTCGGGAAAAAAACCGAAGTTCGCCTTGAAGCTTTCAATTCTGAGTTTGAGGATGGTCAACGGGCTAGAAATATAACCGTCTGCATCATCGAAGGAGAATTTGATCTCGCTCTTACCGTCCACCTTGTAGACCTCGGAAAGCAGTTCATCCAAAAGGGCCTTCGCTTCTACATGTGGAACACTGACAAGCGCTTTGATCACGTCTCTGTATCCCATTTCGCTCTCAATATCGAGGTTTTTGCCGGTCATCAAGGCAATCCGGATCATTAGATCTTCAGCTTTAGTCGCAGGAAACGGATAAATCTTGAAGGTCAGCTGATTACCGCCGTCTTCCAATTTGATAACTTTCGGTTCCTTCATTTAGATTCGCTCCATGGATTCGAAGTGGAATACCCAGGTTGTCGGCGCCAGAACTTTGTTTAGTGCCGGCATCGGATTTGCTGTCTGCAGCACACCGTTGGAGAACTGGTAGGTCTTGCCGATAGACGGGATCTTGATTGTCAGGTTGCAAACATAGAGCTGTTTGTTGGCGCTCATTGCTTCGTAAAGCGTAGTGAATGCTGTCGCAGTCGGAGAGTTTGCTTCAAGCGTGATCGTTACAGGATAGATGTTCGGAGTAACGCCCGCTGCCATGAAGCCGTCTACGCCCATACGAGTCTCGGCAACCTGTTGAGAATCGGCGGCGATAGCGGCATCTGTCGAGAACCTTTCCAGCTTCAGACCGTTCGGATACAGCTCTTCAATCGTCATCACTGCTGACGCATTGGCGGATGTGATATCTAATTTCGGTTTCATTTCTTATCCATTCCTAAATGAAAAACCCGCCATTACGACGGGTCTACGCGGTTGTGAAATTTCGATTACATGACTGCGGTCAGTGGCATTTCGATTCGTTGGACACTACCGGCGTAGGTGAAAAACAACCCGAGTCTCGGACTTCCTCTTTGGGTTCGCACATTTGCAGAAGGAGCTTCAATCAAGTACCAATAGCCTTTGGAGTAGAGGTCTTGCTTAATTGTCGGATTGTTCGTTTCCGTCAGTAACTGCTGAACCTGAGAGTTGGACAGAGCCAGCCCTGTATCAATTACGCCATTACGCTTGGCATCGTTGATGGGATCGAGCAACCATGCCTCGATATAAGCAAATCCGGTGGCGTTATAGGGAGCGCGATTGATAGCCGCGAACCCGTCCATGATCTGGCGCTGGATGCGTGCCTTGAACCAAATCATGCCGTAAAGGGCATCAATCCATTGATAAATTCCGGAGAGCAGACAGCCTCGGTTGATGAAATCAAACTCAGCGTTACGTGTTGCGAATGCGCCGACGTAATTGACCTTGAGATCATCCAATGCTTCAGCCACTTCGTCACTTAGAACAGAAGCCTTGATGCCGGAAGCTGACTTCGCAAACCACGTCTTAATGCCTTGGATCGCGGACCAATCAATAGAAGCGCCAACTGCAAGGAAGGCCGCGGCATCCTGAGCGGTACCGTAAACCATAGCCAAACAGTTGTAATTACTTTCAGCTAACTGGGCGGCTTTCGTTGTGGACTGGGTAGATTGATCCAACATCTTTGTGTCTGTGGACCAATCAAAGTACACGTAGTCATCATCAATGTCTGCCCAGGCCGCTAAAGCGGAAGCCTCAGCCACCTCTGTCGCATAAAGAGTCGTGAAACCGACCCAGTTACGAGAAACAGAAGTCACAAGATTCATGTTCTGAGCCGGAGTCAGAGCATCAGAACCCTGAGAGAGAACGGCGCCGGAATCCTCAGCCAAGCCGAGTAGTGCGGATACATCAGTCCCTGTGGTTGCTTTTGTCGCGAAGGAAATTGAAGCTGTATCGCCTGTCTCTGTGGTGGTCAGGATGATGGCATTTTGATCAGAGTTGAAGGCGCCGGAAACCGCCCCAACTGCAGAAGCCAGCTCAGTTGCAACGTCACTGAAAGACTTAGCCGTGGAGAAGTCGAGGTTCACGACTTCTTTTTCTGTGCCGTTGACCGAAATCGTCAGGGAACCGGTCGTAATGGCTGTCAGTTCAGAAAGTTGAGCTGTGATCGGAGCTGATTTAATCCAAGCGGCGGCATCTGCATTGATTCTGCGTGCCACAAACAAACGATTGATCGCCTTCTGCTGATTGTTCACTCCGGAGAAGTATTGATTAGCAAAGTCGGCCTCAGGGGATTCGGCACCAAAATAATTCCCGACAGCGGCAGCGGTCACAAATTCCAGTGCCGGAGAATCTGCAGGAATCAGAGCATTCTGGGTCAGCAGCAGACCATTTGTTTCAAGATCGGCGCTCCCAGCTCCAATGATGCGAGGGGTGATAGAAACCAATCGATTAGCATTGATTGACATATTTTTCCTCAAAATAAAAAAGCGCCAGAAGGCGCCGACGATAATTTTTATGGAGCGGCTATGAGCCACACCAGAAACTCATTTATTTGAAAATATCCTTTACAGCCTTAATCGCTTTCGCAATCACCCAAACTGCGAGCCCGTAACCGATTAGGTAAACGGGAAGAGCTGCATACAAAGGAACGACAGTGACCATGGTTAGGGCCTCCGCTAGGTCGTGTAAAATGTTCATATTGACTGATTCCCTTGCAATCAGTTAACTCAAACCCCGCTCAGCTACCAACTGAACGGGGCTATTTTTTTTCATAAAATTCTTATTCTTAGGACTGACATCTTGACCGGCTCTTCGGGCCGTTCTACAATTCCGCTCATAGCTAGAGATTGTTCTGTTGACCGGTGTAAACCTTTCACCGAGCCCTTAGAAGGCGGTAATAGCACAGCGTCTCTGGCTTTTCTTTTTCTCATTTCAATTTCAAAAGAAGCCTTTTTCTTATCAAACCATCGGTTTCCTTCGGTGTTGACGTTGTACGCATGGAAGTCAGTGCGTGACGATTCTCCTATATCGACAGCCACTGTTTTTTTAATGCCATTAACCCTTACGTTTTTCATTTTTGTATGAAAGGCCACTTGCGGAGAATGGTTGACAGCCTCTTTCCTCCCGAAGTAGGAGCCTTTTTCTATTACTTCTGGAACAAAAGGAAGAACCTCTAGTATTTCTCGTAGGTGCCCAGAAAATTTCTTAAATTCCTTTCTCCCTTTGCCATCGAAAACAACAGAAACTGTTTGCTTCTTCCTAGATATCTCCACCTCAGTGCTAACCGAACCTCCTCGCAGTTCATTGTCGTAATAGAGGACGATAGCTTTAGCGGGATTACCTCCGGCCTTTTGCAAGTAACTATGAATATCCTTTGAGGGCGGACTCTCAATGAGATTTTTCCCTGATTTCGGATAGGACTGCTGGCTTTCTACTTTCTTTCCTACTTTCCCTTCCAGTTTGCCATTCTTACCGACTGGTATATGAGTGCCATTCACCGTTATCCACTTTGCGGCATCCTGAGCATCACCAGGGTTTGTTGCGTAAGTTCTCCCAAGCCCATACATTAGTCCGAGCTTGAATGCTCTCCCAAGTTTGAAAGCAAGTTGCTCGTTCATTCTTTTTCCTTCGGCGGGTAGCTCACATCAACGTTTTTCAGATCCACATCAACCGCACTAAAGAATCCCATAGAAACTTTGATCTGGCTCTGCAAGCTGAGGTGAATCATCAGCGTGGATCTCCGGACATAGTTGTCAGAGTCCCCGACAATGGTGGTGTCTCTTGGATCGTCCGCATGCAGTAGGCTGATTCCTCTATCAACGAAGAACTGGACGCCGACCTGAGATCTGCATACAGTCTCCAATGCTTGAGCTCTCAACATCGCATTCATGCCATCGGAGCCGTTTAGCGTCGAGGCGTAGCAATCGACTTGAATCAATACTTCCGTAGTCGTCGAGAGGTAAACATTGTCATCGGTTTGGTCCTGCTCCCAATCCTCAGCGCTCGTCCCATGGCGAACGCTTGAGATGTAGGAATAGATGACGTAATCGTTTCCTTCAGAGGGCAATGCCAGATTGTTCTGGTTACCGTAGAAAATGTTTTCCGGCGCTACTTCCGGAACTGCAAATATCTCAAGAAACTCCTGGATCGCTGTCCGGATGTTCGGGGTCAGGTTTTGTGCTTTCATCTTCATCCTCGGCGATATTCAGCTTCTGAGGCGTAGTTTGGAATGTGCAGCGGACCGCCTCCCAACCGGCGTCCGAAAAATCCTCGATCACCGCAGTGATCAACCACTGGCCACCCTTGGAGTCCTCAACATAATCTCCCGACCTCGCTAATGGTCTATAGATCGCCCAAGGCCGCTGCTTCTGGTCGCTTGATGCAAAGAGGTACAGGCGCCGGATGATAGTGTTCTGTCCGGCTAAGTTGGCATGATCCAACGCACTATCGCCTTCGCTTTGAAAATTCCCTTGAATTTCTTCAGGCGGTGCGTAATACGCTTGGACAATACCTCCTACATTCTTTTGGCCGACCGATCGATACAGCTTGAAGGTTTCGTCTGCATAGTTGGCGTTAATCGCCTGGCGGACAATTGCGTGTAGGTTGAGAGACATTAGGAAACCTTCCAAGTTATTGAGCTTTGCAGGACGCCACTCAGCGTTAGAGGCTTTGTAGTCATCACGTTGTTAGGCAGAGTGCCTTTCCCTTTAGCCTTCTTAGCCTTGTCTATTTCTCCTCTTGCCTGCATCAGTGCCATCGTTAACTCTGAACGTTTGGGAAATGAACCAGCCGGAATACCTGCTTCTCGAATCGTTTGCTTGATGTCATCGGTAGCCATTTGCCCCATGACACCTAACGAATGCTTTATGTCGAACGTTTTTAGGAAGCGAGACCTAAATTTCTCCTGCCAATCCATTCGTTTTTGAGCGTAGGTGGCTCGCATAAACGGACGCGGAGGCATGTACAGGGTCGTGAATTTGCTGTTCGGAGGAAGTCCTAGCTGGGCTGACAGATAGTGTCCTTGCTTACTCGTCACTGATTGGGTCCACCCATATTCCAAATACATCCCTATGCTGGCAATGTCCGGAATCATTATTCCGACCTCTAGCTTTTTATTGGCGTCGGCCTTGAGTTTCTCTGACAGCTTTTTGAACGCATTGTTAGATGTGATGTTGATGCCCATCATCATCCCCACGGATGGTAATTGTTTCCCGGATAAACTCTGCCGCCGATTCGGTATTTGGAAGTCAGCGTCCAGTACATGGCGCCGCATTGGGTTTGAGCCCACCAATCGCCAACAAAAGTATTCGTTTTCAGAAGGTCAAAGCTGGTACTCACACTTCCCTGCGTAGCACTAGCAATCCTGCCAACCTGACCATTCGGCTGCTGGCTGAGTGTCAGCAGGTGGCAGGTTGCAAGATCAAGGAGCCGCTCCCTTGTATAGACCTTGTTGTCCGGATCATAGGGAGCAAAGCTGTCGGCGTCCGTATTCCCTACAAACTCCACCGCCACATCAAAGTAGAACTGGAGAGTTTCATCCGGGAATTTAACTTCATCCGAAAACGCAGGATGAAGGCTTCGAAATTTTTCAGGATCAAAGACGACGACAGCCATTTTGTTAACCTTCTTCGTTCTTAACTTCTTCAACATTGACCGATTCAGGATCGATCGGATTGAGCCCGTGAGACGCTTCTTTTAATTCGTCCTCGCGGCCTCTGAATTCTTGAACAGATTTCATCTCAAGCAGGCACGGAAGACCGCCATTCACGCCTGTAAACACAGCTTCTTGACCATGCATGCGCTTAATGTTTTCCCAGTCCTCTTTGTCGATCTGGAATGCGACTGAATTTCCTTTGCCAAGCAAAATCCCGTCACGTTTTCCTCTAAGCGAATCATTAACGCCCGGGAAAATGATCGTCTTTGTTCCGCCGTTGCCGTTCGGCACATCATCAAATTTGAGACCGTGTGCCAGAGTGCAAGCAATGATCACAGTGGACTGAGTTTTAGCAGCGCTCTTCTTCTGAGTATTGCTGAAATTATCTGCGACAACCTTTCCGGATGTTGCTTTCTGAGTTGTGGTGTTGATACGAGCCATTATTTTCAATCTCCTAAGAAAGAGGCCCGAGAGATCGGGCCTCCGTAGTTGGTTATTTCAGATTAGACGCCAAGCATTGTTGCGACGAGACTGGGACGACGAATAACAGCGCCCCAAGTTCCGCCAACGACCTTTTGCTTGTAGCTGGACATTTCCGGAACCACACGACCCAAGAAATATTTCTCAGAGAATGCGCAGATACCGGTTTCAATGCCAAACAGGTCAGGAACAGTCATGTACAGCATTTCACCTGCAGTTGTGGTCAACTCAGGAAGCTGAACAACCTCGATGTTGGGGAATGACTGCTTGAGCATTGTCATGGCCGTAAGACCGAAGGAGTTCGGTTCGGTCAAGTACGGAGCTCTGGTGTTGCTGACAGCGAGAATAATGCGGGAGTTCTGGTCAACAAGACCGCCGTTGTTCTTACTGATTTCAGCCCACAGCTTGTTAATGTCGTTATAGACAATGTTTGCAGTCTTTTCAGGCTGAGCGGCGCACTTATCCGCCCACGTAGAGTTAGCGGTAGAACCCGTGGTGATGGAGATCGGAGAAATCGAAACGTTCAGGTTCGGGTCATTTAACAGACCGTAGACCTTCTTACCTTCGACACCATAAAGCGCGAACTTGTTGTGAGCCATTGCCATAACGTAGGCAGAGGCCTGTTGTTTAGAAGAAACAACATTCAACTTGGCCTTGGACGCAAGACCGACTTCGCGGTCGCCATACTTGATGACGGTCTGGAACAGGAAGTTTTCACGAGTCGGGTACTCCACGTTTACGTCTGTGGAGACGTTCTCTGCGAAGTCAGAGTAAGGAGTCACATTGCCTGCGTATTCTTCGACCGGGAAGGTGAAGAAATTGTCAGTCCAATCCCCTTTGCGTTCTTCGCCGAAGATCTTTGTAGCGTTCTGGGCGGCAAACAGGATGGGGACGACCTGCGGGTCAATGAATGTCGTGAAGACTGACGGGACGCCGACAGACACAGGAGTCTGCAATGCAGCATCTCGAGCCATTGCCTTAACCGTTGCATCGTAATCGACGTTGATCTTACCTTTGGCGTCTGTGGAATAGGACATGAATCCTTTTGCTTCCACACCATGCACGCCTTTTTGCTTTGCTAATTCAAAATCGTTCATTTTTTACCTCAGATTAGGATCCACTCGCGGCAGGCTGATAACCGAGGCCGTGATTGGAAATGATGATCGTGTCGCCTTTTGCGCCAGCCGTCTGAACCGTCCAACCAGTGTCATTTGCGGCGCCGGCATCACCAAACGTGATGGCGCCGGTAGTCGGATCACAGAGAACAGCTTGACCGAGAGTTGCGGCCGCAGGTGCGACGATGTAGTAATCGCCTCTCACTGCAATCGTCAGTTCAGATCCTTTCGGATAAATGTCCGGAGTATCTGTGCCCAGCTCGATGGACGCCGTGAACGTGCGCTCAACAAAACCGATCGGTTTGGCCCCTGCAGAGCCCTTCAAGGATGCGATTGGGAATTTCACGGCTGTTCCGGTTGTGGAGGCGGCTACAGCAAACGCAAAACCACCGCACTGGACAGTACCGTCAGACAAGTAGTTCTGAGGCGTGTAGACGGCCTGATTGAATGCAACCTGCTGTCCCGGAATACCGATAGCAGGATAGAGACCTACAGATTTTTGAAGCATCAAAAAATCTCCTATTTATTTAACATTGTTCAAAATTGCGCTGACGGCAGTCGGCTTCTCGGTCACCTTGGCGCCGGAGTCTTTCGCACCAGCTAAGGCCTTTCGACCCTGCATGTAGGCGCGATACGCAGAACGAGCTTCGGATGCGGGGATGTTTTTCAAACCGAGTTTCTTGAGTGCTGCCACATAGATGGAACCTGCGGAGTCATAGGATCCGGCACGGATAACACCTAACACCGGCTTGACTTCTTCGATTGCGGCCAGTTCAGAGTAGATGGCGTTTCGGAGAATCTTCATGGAGTCAGAGGCAGAACTCTTTTCTTCTTTGCCATCATCAGGTTTCGGATCTTCATCTTGTGCGCCTTCATCTTTCTTCTGGGCGTAATTCAATCCGGCAGCAAAAGCCTTCTTCTCTTCTTCAGAAGCTTCATCAAGACCACAGGATTTCAATGCATCTTCCGCTTCTTTTTCGAGATAGCGTTCTTCGCCTTCGCGTTCGTGATCAGAATCGATGCGTTTAGGATCGTCCTTTTCACGTTTTTCGCCGTAGAGAACGCCAGCTTCAAAACCAGCCTTGAAGTTCGGATCCTTCATCTTTTCATCAAGTTCCGGATCGTCGTCCTGAGCCTTTTTTTGATCATCAGGCTTAGGATCTTCGTCTCCTGTAGCCTGAGAGTAAGCCAGGTCAGACAGAGTGGTCTTAAGCTTTTCAGCTTCTTCGTCCGTCAGGCCTTTTGCCTTCAGTCCTTCGATGATTTTTTGAATCATCGCGTCTTTGTCATCATCTTGAGCGCCGTCAACGATTTTTCCGTTAGGATCAACGGAATGCAAATCGATAATCGCCTTTGCTAACGTCACTTCAGCCTGCTCAACAGCGTCATCTTTTTCCATATTGAGAAAGTCCTTATTAGAATCGCGAACTCTTACCTCAGGCCCAGCGCGCCCAGTTTCAACAAGCGCAAGATGGTTCGCTCTGATCTTGCGTTGCACATAGTCGTATTTCTCTCCATCAGGTGTCTCACCCGGCGAGAAGTCGGGCTCGAACGTGTACGCAAGACTCAACTCACGCATTGAACCGTCTTCGATCCTGCTGCGTGCGTCCTTGTCGTAAATGTGCAGAGAGTTAACTAAAAACGGAGCCTCAAAAGCTCCGTCCGTTCCGGTAGTGCCGACCCGAGTTTGTTTGTTCTCGGGGGCTCCGTGATCATCGTGATGCTCAAGATGAATCGGGATACCGTTAATTGATTGAATCGTTTCGGGAGAGCTGAGTTCTTCGGGCGGTCGATAGGCGTGATAAATCTTCTCCGGATCAAGTCCGAGCTCTCGCCAGCCTGCAATCTCCTGGCCGTAATACGGAGCAACCTGAACTCTTGTCAGCGGAGATTTTTGGACATGGAGGAAACCATTGTCATCAACAGATCGAACGCTCACAGAATCAATTGCAACCGTGCGTTTTAGATTTCCCACAGTAATAACCTCGAATATTGTTTAATCCGGAAGAATGCTTCTGAACTGGCATCTGCACCAGTAAAGCTCACCTGGCATCACATTCCGCCCGACTTCCTTGTCGTAAAGACCCTTAGAAAGATCAAACTCTTTGCCGTTCATCTCAATGTGGCTTTCTCGACTGGTGTACTTGCCGGGGACGTGAATCCAAACCCCGCGAGTAATGCCCAAACCTTTGCAGTTAGCCTGCTGAATCTGCTGATTCAATTTGAGAGTTTGGTCAATTGCCACACGCTGAGCTCGTTGAGCTGTAAACGAAGAAGAACGGCCAAGAGCTTCGACAATCTGCGAATAGGTACCGCGACCTTCATACGCATCCATAAAGGCCGCACGGATGTTTGTCAGCTCAGACGTTGTGATGTTGCTGATGAGGCTTGTCGTGTCGGCGACCATACGCGGGAGCTCATTCACTGCCTGTGGCGTAATGAAAAAGTGCTTTCGCGTCTGCCTCATCTCGTAGGCAAAAACCGAAGCCGGAACTCCTGCAGCCAGCAGTGATGCTTTCTGGGCCGTTGAGACATCAGTAGCGAGATTCTTCACGTACCATTCAGCGATCTGACGTGTTTCCCGATCTGCGGTTTTCATCCAGTTGCCCATGTTGCGGGCAATGAAGTCATCAACATTGCGACGGAATCGATCAGGATCACGAAGAACCAAGCGGTTGATTCGTTCCTTGATATTCCGAAGCCGTGCGCGATCGAGAGGATCATCCGGACGGAACGTTAAGGAAGCGTCCTCGGTCAATCCTCCAGCATCAGACAGATAAAGAAGTATCTCGTTGAGAATCCTATTTCTGAAGGACTTCAAGAAGGTGTCGAGCTTCCTTTTGAACTTCGCTTGTCTGCCTAGATTCGGCTGAACGGCACGAGCAGTCTTCATTAGAAAATCTCTCCAGCTTTGTCTTCATCAGTCTTCGGCGCCGGCGCCACGTTCTCAGCCGATCGCTGTTTCAGGAAGTTGTTCATCAGCTCATTCTGCTGACTGGGATCATCAGTCATGAGTTCGCCTTCCATCCCCTCCGGCAATTCTTCCGGAATGAAGTCCAGACCCATATCTGAATCACGGCGGACAAACTCGCGGACTTCTTCAGCGCTCAGAACATTTCGATCCTGCAGCACTGCCAGCATGTCGACCTTTGTCTTAGCTGTGATTGCTGTAGCAGCGGCATCGGCCTCTCCGAGTTCGTTGAACTTGAATGTAACGGACGGATCAACATGACCAAACTCAACCAACTGGATAGCCTTCAAGACGGTTTGAATTGCGTCTCGATTGAGCTCCTGCTTCGACTTGATATGGTCGTAATAGTTCCGGATATCGCTCTGACCGGTCGCATTGAAACCGCTCGGAGAGATTCCGAGGAGCTTGACCGCAGGCGTACGGTTGATGGCCGCAATGAATTCCAGAGCTTGCCGTATGATGCCTTCAACTCCTGAAATAGTAAGAGTGATGTTCTGCAGATCCTCGGAAGAGTCACAAGCGAAAATGGCCTCATTCGAGCGATAACGCTTTAACAGCATCATCTTTGCGTCTAACTGCTCGATGCCGCCAGTTTGCAGCGCTTCGGCAAAATTCGTTTTGAATACCGTGAGGTTCAGTTTCTCCAGGATGCTGACGCCTGTTTCTCTGGCTTTATTCCAGTGCAGAACATAATCCCAAAGAATCTGAGCTTGTGGGATTCCAAGGAAGTTATAGGCTGGCCTCAGAAGTAAAGGAGGCTCATTGTCCACGAGCCTGATCATGCGGGAAGCGTGAACCTCTTGGCCGAAAACAAACCAAGACTTTGGCTTTAAGTAATCATCTTTGAGCGGCTGGTTTGCGTTGTAGAAGCCAGGCGAAACATTGACCGGATCAATGACAATAAATTTGACCGATTTATCCTCGCCAACCAGTTCTGCTGATTTGTCAGAGTAGTTGAGAGGAAGCTTTAACGCTTCTCCTTCGACCCCAGTGTCAACAAAGATAAAGGCTCCTCCCATGAAGCCGACGATGCTCAGGGCTTCATTAAAAAGCCTTCTCAGTCGATATTTGTTCTCCTGCAGATCTTGGAGCGTCTTAACGTTATCCGCCGATTCGTCTTCACCGCCCTCCACCTGAATCCATTCTCGACACATGTCATCCGCGACAGTCTGAATGCAGGTGCGGATCATGCCGTTTTGCGCGATATTCTGAAGGACGCCATAGCCGACAAACGATGTCATCGGGAACTGGCCTAAATCCAAGGCGTGCTGTGTCAACGAGGCATAGTACGCATTGAAACTCGAGCCAATCGCGGCATCATTTGTAAAACGAGACTCTTCTTTCTCCGGCTCTTTGGTGTTCAAAGTTATCGGAGGATAAAAGAGCGTTTTAGCCTCTTCCGGAGAGAACGATGTTCTAGGAGGCACGAAGCGAGAGCCTGCCGCATCGATGATCTTTTGATTGATCTTTCTGCGTTTGTTTTCGTCTAGTTGATTCATGATTTTCAAAATCTAAAACGTGCCTGCTGCATCTGCTCTCTAGTCAAAATGACGCCTGAGCCGTTGCGGAAATAGTTCAATGCCTGAGTTGTGCTATCTACCTGGTCATCGTGAGAACCCGCAGGAAACTCAAGCAACTCACTGACGTAATGCGGCACCCAAGGCGCTTCAGTGTCTTCCGGAATAAAAACATTCCCTGCCTCGAAGTAAGGAGTGACGGACGATGCCCTTGCCTCCTTTGATTCGGTGGGCGTTATCGGAACAAACCCAGAAACCGTAGATTTCAGCTCTGAAATAACCGCCGAGCCGTTAGCTTTGTCTTCAACCAGTTTCCGGACAACACGCGGCCACTTTTGTGCAAGAACGCGGACCATCTCTTTTGTCTTCACAAAATCCCATTGGCCTCGTACTTGATCAAGCAGGTAAAAATTCGGACCTTTTTTGCCCCAAACCTGACCGACCACATAGTCGGAGTTTTTGGAATCCTTGAACGTCATATCCCACGACATGAGCGTATGGTCAAACTCGGGAGGCAGGCTTGATGCTGTCCATCGTCTAAACCATTCAAGTTTGAACAAAGCTCCGCCATCGGGCACTGGATGCTGCTGATACAGAGCCTCCCAATCTCGACTGCCTATCGTTTTCTGGATCTGCAGCAGAGTTGAGAGCGGATAACGCTCAGGATGCAGAGCTTCCCCAGCTTTGCGGTGTAATTCGTCATGCTCGGCGATAGCCGGATAATTTACGATCCGGAATGTATCGCCCTCTCCCATCCTCTGGATCAGTCGACCAATCAGATCGTCTGTGTGCCAACGGGTGGCCATTACGATGACTCCACCTCCGGGAGACAGTCGGGTGTAGGCGGTAGATGTGTACCAGTCCCAAATGGAGTCTCGGATAGTCTTAGAACCTGCTTGAGCTCGGTCTTTAATCGGGTCGTCGATAATCAAAATATCGGCACCCTGACCCGTTATACCGCCACCCACACCGCAAGAACGATAGGCGCCGGCATGACCAACAATCTCGAAGAGGTCAGAGGTTCTTATATACGATCCTCGGGAGTCGGTACGCACTCTCGAATTGCTGAGCCGAGTATTCGGGAACAGCTCAAAGTATTTCTCATCATCTATTACGCGTTGAACATCTCTGTTGAAGCGCTGTGATAGGTCTGAAGAATACGATGTTGCGATGATTTGAAGTTCTGGATTTCTCCCAAGAGCAAAAGCCGGAAAGCGCCTAGAAACAAGCTCACTCTTCCCGGATCTCGGAGGCATCGTGATAATTAGCCGAGGAGACTTTTTATCTGCCACGTCCTGCAGAAACCTGTCCAGCTCATCACAAATTTCTTTGTGTACCCAGCCGAGCAGGTAGTCAGGTTTTGTGTGCAGTGTGAAAAAAGACAGGCCCTTACGGGCCTTAGCTAGTCTGATCTCCTGTATCGTTGGAAGCCGCATTCACAATACCCTCCAGCGCGTCTAACTGTTCCAAGGTGAGCTTGCTTAGATCCAGCTGGTTAACCTTATCGACCTTGACCGGTTCACCGTCTTTTCCAGTGATCTCCTTCCTGTCAGTCTCTTTCCACCCACAGCGACTCTTCATGTAAAAAATGGTCGCTGCCGGATTGCCCTCCCTAATGAGGGACATTAGTTTTCCGCCCACAAAGGCGTTTGCCTTAGCCTTTCCCTTTTTTATGGCGGTGGCAAAATTGGCAAAATCTTTTTTTCGATTTCTCAAGGTCCGATAACTGATCCCGAGCGCGAGAGCGATCTCTTCCTCGTTGTCACAAACCTGAGCCAGTTGTTCAACCTTCTCTAAGTCAATCTGAATGCGTGGACGAGTCCGCTTCTTTTGAACTTTTTCTTCCATGCCATCATCCTGCCTCTAGTTAACTGGTCATATCGATGATCTTCTGAATTAAATCCTCGGGTCCGAAACTCTTAACGAAATCCTGAACCTGCTCTTTGTATTCGATCGGAATTGAGAGCGTCAGATTAAAGCTATCTGCCTCGGGCTCCTCTTTTTCCGGTTCTTCCTCTTCCTCAGCGAGTTCGGTAGTTCCACACAACAAAGCGTTCAACTCTTCGTCTGAGAAACCAGTGACCGGCGCCAAATCTGTATCCTGCAATTCCTGCAGCTCAATTCTCAGGAGATCAATATCCCAACCGGAATTAAGAGCAATTCGGTTATCTGCAAGGATGAAAGCCTTCTTCTGAGCTTCAGACAATCCGGTTAATTCAATTGTCGGTATTACCTTCAGCCCGAGTTTCTTAGCCGCCTTCAAGCGTCCATGTCCGGCAATAACTCCGCCCTGTTCATCAACCAGGATTGGATTGTTGAACCCAAATTCCTTGATCGAACTGGCGATTTGATTCACCTGTTCCTCAGAATGCGTCCGGGCATTGTTTGCATACGGAATCAGGTCATTGACCGGCCTGTAGAGAATTTTGAGTTCAGATTCTTTCATAGCTTAAAAAAGGTGCGCCCGACATCTTTCAGCCGAGCGCAACCCCAACCAACCCCAAGGAGATAGTTTGTTAAGGCGGTTTTCTCCGCCATTCTCGTCAGGAGAATTAGAAATCCAGCGGAGTGAGCATCGTTTCCATAAGAATGAAAAGCTAGGCTTGCTGGATGTTGTAAATGGCTCGGTGCTTAAGCCCACCGAGAGGCTGGCGGTTGTCGATAATCATTGAGGTCAATGAAACCGCTGAGATGTTAGCCGTCCGCCAGTTCTTTAATAATTCGATTTTGGAGTACGGGAGGACAATCGAAGATTGAGCGAACGGCCGAAAAACAAAAAGCCCCGAAATCGGAGCTCTTATGTAATCGATTGGCTTAATCATCGTATCCTCTTTTCTTTGGATACACGGGCTCCTCCGCAAGGAACCCGTTCAGATTAAGCCTATCGGCGCCTGAGTATCACAGACTTGAAATTGTCTTATTGACGATACCACACTGAGATACCCTTTGCAATAAATGTTAATTCTTAGCCGGTGCTTGCACTTCCTTTAGTTCTCTATCGGGGAATTCTGTAACGGTTACTACCCCGCGCCATAGCAATGCAGAAGCCGCAACATTACTGAGAGTCATGTAGGCCTGAGTGCGTTGTTTAAAACTTAAGTCTTTTAAATTGTGCAAAGGAAGGGCTTTTTTACCATCGCCCAAGAAGATGCTAGTAAAGTTGATCGGCAGATCTTTATTTGTGTCGTTTTTAAAATCTATTCTGACTCTTACATCTTTCGGACCATAAATGGTTGCAGATCTTGTCAACTCATCAAGTTTAGCTTTTAAATCCTTTCCAATGAAGGCGTTCATATTCTGGTTGTTCTGAGACGACCCGACACATATCTCGTTGTCCGCACAGTCTTTTAAACCTATTCCACCTACCTTAAAAGGAATCTGAAACTGAGCAAATGTTGAGTAATCCTTGCCTCTCTTACAACCCAAATATGTTGCTGAAGGGAATACGTAATGGATCTTTTGCTTTGCTTCTAAGACGGAAGAGCTCTCCAGTTCACTTTTATATTCATTGCACGCGGGAACTTCAATGTCCAATTGGGCTGTCTTAATAACCGGATCTCCAAAAACTTCTGAGTATGTGACTGGCATCGTGATTTCTGAGTCGCATCCAGCCAATAGAAGGGCAGTCAGTCCAACCAGGGCAGAAAGGGATTTTTTGTACATTTTTAATCTCCTAGGGTTTTTATGTAATTTTTAATTTTATCAGGGCATGTTGAGGAATAATCCGGCGAATATCCCATCTTTACCTGAGATATTCGCACGGTTTTCCCTTATTGTTTTTCTGCTTTCACCTTTACGGACTCATAAGCTCTGAGTCTAAGCGCAAAGAAAATCAAAGATTCTTTGATCCAACCTTCTAGTTTTACATCCTTTATCTTCCAGATTTTCCGTCCAGCTCTACGCAGAGCATAGTTATTGGAAAATACATAAAGGAGAATGATGTTCTTCGCCGTCTTAACGGTTAGCCCTCCCTCACCAATAGTAAAAAAATCGGCACCCGGTACGTCCAAGTATTGCCAAACCAAGTTGAGTAAATCCGCGTCTTTTTGGTCAACCTTCATCGCAAAATCTTCTGAGCGATCATCCGGACCGGAATAATCCTCAGAAAAATCCGTCTTGTTTCTCGTCAATGCGAGAGCTCTCTCTACTGCGTAGGCAATTGAGACGTTTTTAACAACACGGTCACGATATGCCCGGCGCCAGTTGTCCAAACGAGGTCTGAGGTCATCAATGAGTTTTTGTTCTGTTTCTGTCATCCGAGGGTCCTAACGTAGCTAAACAGGCAGTAGATGTAGATAATTCCAAGAGTTGATAAACCCATAATTTTTGAAGTTCGCCTCAACTTGTCGTTTTCGTTAAGAAGGTCAGTAAACCAAAGCATGACCCTAATGAAAACAAGCATCGCGACCGTAAAGTTGATCCACCAAAACACAAAAATAGGGATGTCAAAATCCTCAATAAGCCTGTACATTCCAACCCCCTCCATCTTTCTTCGGTTTCGGCGTGACGACGAACAGTGGAATCGGACACTCATCCGAGCAAACCTTGCATTTAACTTTGCTGTCATCTGCAAAGATTTTCAGGGAACCTTTGACCTCGTGGAGTTCAAGAGATCTATCCGGACGCATGACTAAAAAATCAGGCGTGTATGAGCATCGGTTTGAGGCAATCTTCCACGTGAAGCGCTCGAACCAATATTTGAGAATTAACCCAGCGTTTTTCTGTTGTTCCAAGTAGTCTCGATAAGCGGCTTCGGTCCGGTTCATTTCTCCGACTTTTAGCCTGCCTTTAGCTTGCAAAAACTTGTTCATTAAATCCCTCCCCTTATGGCATAGTTCAACCTTCGTCTTAATCGTTGTAAGAAAGCCACCCGCTTGTAAGTCATATTTACGTTCCATTCATGTGTCTCGAAATAAAGCTCGTAACCCTGCATTAGCTGAGAGTGATACGTTTTATGAATCGTGTAGTCGTCGAGCCCTAAAAATTCCTCGATCTCTTTAGGCGTTTTATTCAACGAAGCTAAACACGCAACTTCAAAACCTAGTTCTTCATGGTTCATTCTTTTCAATCCTCATGAAGGCGTTTTTTTAACGTCTCTGAGCGATGATCTGCGCATGGGTGGGCCAACGTTCAAACTGAGAGAAAAACTCTCTCCTGCGTTGAATTTGATCGCCTCCTGCCTGCTTGAACGATGAGCACCGAGAAAACGAGATTGGATAGCACTCGCCGGGACCTCGGGATTCATGAAGGCAGAAAATATTCATGCACCCGAAGCTCGATGCCGGCGGAACATGCTTTTTACCGTTCGCATCGACCCAGTACGAAGCTCCGTGAATGCAATAGAGACAGCAGCCGGTCATGATCAATCCTTATTCTGTAGCCACAAAATAAATGCGATTAACAAGGACGCCACGCAGCACATAGAAAGATAAGCAACGTCCTCAAGATCAAAATTCATGTCTTTTCTCCCCTCCGATTTCAAACGCCGCTCTCACCAGTAGCCCAAACAGCACCAAATTCACGAAGACCACCGGCGCCAAAATGATCATCAGCAACTGCCATGCACTCTCAGACATAAAACCTCCTAAAAGTAGGGTTCAGGCGCCGGCTCTGACTTTGTTAAATCCAGCCACGGCCTCACCGGAACACGCGTCCAAGACGTGCAGAAATTCAGACTGGCGTTGTCTCTCCAAAGCTTGATGAACCCTTCCCAAGCACCGTTTCTCTGCTTGCACAAGTTCAGGACAAAATCAGGCTTGGTGTCATCGACATCTTTTCCTTCAGCCTTCTTTTGAACCTTGCTGTAATCGCGGGCCAACACAAAAACGTTGAATGCAATGTTGGTGATATTGGAGCTTCCCTTAATGGATTCTTTCGTCGCAGAATCAAACACCGAATAGGTTTTTGAACCGCCGTCTCCACGCTTTCGGCAATGGGCAACTACCACGATGTGGACGTTGTTGACCTTTGCAAACTCGACCAGTTTGCCCATAACGTAGTCGGTTTCTTTCTTGTCCATATCGTCTCTAACGCACATCATCAGAGAATCGACAAAGAGAATGTTCGATTGGTAGTCATGGACGGCGGAATCCAGCAGGCGCAGCAGTTCATTAGGCGTGACTTTCCGCTGCAAGTCGCAAATCCGCATTTTTGAGGCAAATTGTCGAAAAAACAGATCGACATCCGGCGCTTCAATTTTTCGCTTGTTCTGACTGCAAACTGTCTGCATGAGCATGCGTTCAATCGTTCTAACCGGCGCCATCTCAAAAGAAGCGATGTAGAGAGAAGCTCCGCATGAAATGAGGTGAAGTCCGATCTGCCCAAGCAGAAGAGATTTCCCGGAACCGTTTTCACCGGCCAATACCGTCAGTTCTCCTGGTCGGAATTCAAAATCTATCGGTCGGCCGATGCACCCTTCATTGGTCTGTGTGAAGGGAAGCGTGAACTTGGACACATGAGTCTTCTTCGCTTCCAAATAGTTCTGAAAATCGTTTTTGAACTCGAGAACGTCCTTGTTGATGAAAAACTCAGGAGACTTGTACGCCCTGCTCTCGTAGTCGGCGAGCGATGTTTCTATCTCGGCTCCGCCCGTCGGATCGCCCCAGTAGTCATCCAGCTCAGGCGAAACGCTTGTATTTTTTGGATTCATAGTCAAATTTCCATGCAATCAGTTGTTTGTTTTTGAACATCACCGAGACGACAACGGCGGCGGGTAGGGATTTGGGAATTTCGAGCATCCAACGACGGACGGTTTCTCTGAGTTCGGGCGTATCGTCGACATCGATAAAGTCGATCAGAACAGTCTTGCCTCGGAGAAATTCAGCCTTGATGTGATTGGGTTCGTCGCAGAACGTAAACAGTATCGTCGGAACCTGAGGACGTCTTCTGGGCAGCACCTCGATTTCATCCTCAAAAATCGCGTCAGCTTGGTAGAGCGCAAGTTCGCTTTCAGTCAGCCGAGGAAAGAAAACCAGCTGAGTAGTCGTAAAGGCATCAGGATGTTCGTAGAACGTTCTGCCCTGATCATCTCGAACAACGGCGGCAGCGGCAAACATCATTTCTGCTCCTTATGGTTCGGGAGGTCCTTAATGTCGAATGCATTCATTCCCGCATGGAGTTTTTCGATGAACATGTCTCTAGCACCGATCGAATACGTAACGGGAGGAAGTTCTTTGTTGTATTCTGCCGCCGTGACCCACACCGCATTGGGATTTTTCCATTCGTCTTTGACATATTCCGCCTTAAAACCAGTCCATCCTTCCGCCAAAACTCGCTCGATTGCCTCGGTCATGGTCCATCCTGCTTTTTTACATTCGGTCTGCATGAGCTTGAAGGCGTACGAGTTGAACGGCTTTTTTATCGCCTTGCGATGTGCAATGAAATCATTCCAACGGTCAATGGGAACGTCATCGGGTTTTTGAAGTGCAGACGAATCATTTTTGACTTTTCCGCCTTTTTGAACCTTTTCCGTTTTGGAAACAGTTGGCTGAGTGTCTTTCTCTTCTTCTGCATTCAAAAGCGGAAGTTCTTCCTCTGTTGGATCGGTTTTTGAAAAAGAAGGTTTTTCAGATACACGCCCCGCGAAACTTTCTGAATCTTCCGGATGTTTTTCGTTTGCTTCGGTCGTATATATATATCCTGTTCCTTCTCCTTTCTCCTGATCCTGGATGAGGGATGGTTGCTCGTTGGCATGCGACATGGCAACCCTGATGGCATGCAATAAGTCATTGGGGATGGCTTTCTTCATGCCATCGGAAAGCCCGTCAATAAAGGCTTTCAGCCCTGCCACGTGTTTATCTAAAAGGTCGCATTCGGGCATTAAATCAATCAATTCACGCCAAGATTTAAACGCATTCGGAGAGGATGGTGCGTTGTATTTCAGGAAGTTATTTATGACCATCAAACCTGCCTTCTCATCTGCATCAATCATCCCTTTTAGGATGGCTTCTCGGATGGCATGCGACATGGCATCGTTTGACCATCCCAATTCATCTGCAAGGTTTGACACTCGTGTTCGGATTGTCCCTATCTGAGTAGTATCCGGATGAGTTAAAAGCAGAATGAAAGCGAGTTTGCCGTTATCGGACAGTTCCCTGAATTTTCTGTCATTCCATATCCGGACATCTATTTTTCTAAAGCGAGCCATATTGACTCCTATCGCGTATGTAACTTTGGACTTAGACCAGCCTTAAATTCATACTTTGACCAAATAGACAAATTCGGATAGGTCGAGCGTAAATAACGCTCCTTTTCAATCGGAAGACCCCGAATTTTCCAAAATGAAATAGCTGGTTGAGAAATATCAGGAAATATCTGCATTACGGCCTTGATACCTCCCAGTTCGTCAATCACCGCTTTGGCGATCTCAGTGCGTAGTTTTTTGTCTCTCATAAATAATCCAGGTTATAAATTTACGGTTAGATTATAACGTTAGTTATAAAAAAAATAAAACCTGAGTTATGCTGTTTTCTTATAACCTACGTTATGCGAGGTGAAATTATGCTGAGTGACCGATTGAATAAATTGATTCGAGAACGTGGCCTATCTCAAGCCGACTTTCTGCAGTTAATAAAAAACAGTGGCGTAAAGGTGTCTCAAGCAGCCGTATCTAAATGGTTGGGTGGACAGACAAAAAGCATCAAAGCTGAGATTTTGTTACCGTTATCGAAGGCGTTGAATGTCTACCCTGAATGGCTCCAATCGGGAATAGGCCCCATGACCCCGTTACAGGGCGAGAATATTGAGGATGCAACCGAGGTTCAAAAGCCGAGAAAACGCATTCCGGTTATCAGTTACGTTCATGCAGGATTTCCAAATTCGAGCCAAACCCTGTCAGATGAATATGTGGATGCAGATGACGATGTTTCTGATTCAACCTATGCTCTGCGTGTTAAGGGAGACAGCATGGAGCCGCTTTTTCACAATGGGGATCTAATTCTCGTAGACCCTACGCAAGCTCCAAAACCTGGTGATTACGTTATCGCTCGCATTCTCAACGAGGACGATTCAACGTTTAAGAAACTACGGTTTAAAGAGATAGCACCAAATGGCTTGCCAGTGATGGAACTTGTACCGCTAAACCCTGATTATCCAATTTATTCCTCAGACACTACGCCTTTTGAACTTTCCGGCAAGATCATAGAGCACCGAACCTATTTTAAAAATAGATGGTAGCATTTTTACAATATACCCCTCCTTTTTAGCTCGGAGAGCGGATGTTTCTCTGAACCTCCGATGATCCGGCTAGCCGGATATCAGGAACCAGAGCAAGAAGTCGTAGAGGGCTTAGTAAAACATCCGCAATTTCATTAACTATCGAAAAGTCGCTATGACAGAACAATTTCTTTCTTGTGATGCACCATTAGTTGTTGAGTATTTGAATGCAATCAACAGGTCTTCTTGTCCTTGGTGTAAAAGTAATGACTGGAGCATGATCACCGAGAGTTCGGCCATGTGTGTAGGAGAACCTGCATTAGAAATGGCCAACTCCGTCAGATATACAACTCCCCCCGTTACAGAGGGAGTAAAAGACGCCAAATTCATTCTGAAGCCATCTGATGAACCTCCCAGTGTTTACATGCGGTTGAGGTGCAATGTTTGCAGCTGTGAATTGAGATTCGACTATTTCCAGTTAATCAAAAGGGCTAGGGCCTGGAAAAATAACCAAGAAAGGTAAACGCAATGGAAGCCGACCAGGGGAATAAGATAAAATTAGCTCAAAGAGATCAAGATTCGGTGGGCGTAATGATGGGGCATGAGACTCGTCTAGGGTACATAGAAGGCAAGCTGGAGAGCTTTGCGACGAAAGCAGACATAAAAGACCTAGAAGGAAAGATAGCGCTTATCGAAGAGCGTTTGCAAACAAAAATAAAGGATGAAATCAACAAACAGACAAAATGGATAATCGTGGGTATTTGGGTTCCGTTTATTCTTGCTGTTTTAGGATGGCTGATAACTCATTAACGATGAGAATGGATTGTCTGCCTCCTTTTCTATGTGACCTTAAAGTGAATTTTTTCTTTAATTTCAATTTCTCCAATAATTTCTGAAGTAACTCTCTTTATGATATTCGGGCTTTATGACTACTAGTACAAAAAATCCTATCGAAAGAAGAACTTTTCTTCTTTACGGAACCCCGGGCGACGGTCCTCTGGTGATTGTTTTAGTTCAAGATGAGACAATGTGGCTTACTCAGCGCCAAATGGCAGATTTGTTTGGAGTGACCCCGCAGACAGTTACTCGCCATTTGCAAAACATTTTCGAGACTAATGAGTTGGACCCGGAGGCAACTTGTACAAAAATTGTACAAGTTCAAACTGAGGGGGATAGAAAGGTCGAAAGAGAATTAACGTATTACGATCTGGATGCTGTAATTGCTGTTGGCTATCGCGTTAACAGCAAACAGGCTACACGGTTTCGCCAGTGGGCAACTCAAGTTCTTAAAGAATACATCATCAAAGGATTCGCCCTAGATGATGATCGTCTAAAACAAGCGAAGACTGTTCTTGGAAAAGACTACTTTCAAGAATTGCTGGAACGAGTTCGCTCCATCCGAGCAAGCGAACAGCGGATCTGGCTTCAAGTTACTGAAATATTCAAGGAATGCAGCATCGACTACGACAGTCATTCATTGGAAGCAAGACGCTTTTTTGCAACTGTTCAGAACCGTTTTCACTTTGCCATCAACAATCAAACTGCCGCCGAGATTATTCATGCCAGAGCAGACCACACGAAGCCTCACATGGGTTTGAAAACGTGGTCTAACAGCCCGGAGGGGCGTGTCAATAAATCAGATACGACAATTGCAAAAAACTATTTGGACGAAAAGGAGCTCAAGTCATTAGAGCGTTCCGTCAACAGTTATTTTGATTACATTGAAGGACAGATTGAACGCAAGAAGAAATTTAGTATGCTCGAGCTGCGCCAGTCTGTAGACAAGTTCCTGTCGTTCAATGACCTCCCGGTTTTAGAAGGAAACGGACAGGTTTCTAAAAAGCAAGCTGAAGAAAAAGCTCACAAAGAATACGAAATTTTCAACAAAACTCAGCCGATAGGCAGAGACTTTAAGAAATTCCTAAACGAAGTTAAAAAATTAAAGAAATAATCTACCCATAACTTACGAGCCGCCTGCGGGCGGTGTTTTCTTGCCGCGGATGCGGCTTTTTTATTGCCTCTCTGGATAACTAAGGTTATAAATAAATGTTACTAATTGTAATTACATAACTAAAATTATCTCTATTTTCATAACTATGGTTATAATTCACTTATCAATCAATCGTTCTTTAAAAGTCCTTCTGAAGATTGTCAGGAAGGAAGCGCTCCTAAAGCTGAGTAAACCGAAAAGCCAGGGAGCGACCAGGCGGCAAGTGAATTGCGCCTAAGCATGGGGATCGAAAGTGAACCAGCGGCAGAGAGAATGCTGAAAGTATTGTGACGTTAAAGTCGTCAGGTGCAAGTAGGGGCCGTTCAGCAAAGACAGTTCATAAACAAAAGCGCCTTCTTTGTCACTCACCCAAAGACGAACGATCTTTAACTTGGAGGGCGCTTATGTTTCTTACAGGAGAGAAAAAATGCTTTTAAGGGTTAAGCGCGTTGTCCCTCGAGCTTATGAGATTTACTACAAGGGCCAAAACATCGTCAGTCTGGTCAGACCTAAAAGAAATGACTGGCGCTTTTCCGGATTCTTCATGAAAGAACAAGACAAGGTAAACGATTTGTTATTGGCAAACGTTTTCGGTCTGAGTTTCCGAACAAAAAGACGAGCGCTCATCGAGTTAGAGGTCATTTTTGCAAGATTTGAATCGCTGCTAGCAGAGCAATAAGTTGAGTTGTTAAATGAACAAAGAAATCTCTATCCTTTCGCAAACATATAAGGCGCTCAGCAATGCGGCTCCTCCTCAGGGCGAGACAGCCGCACGCGAGTTCTACGAAGGTCTGAAAGCTCTTGAGTACGCAGTCTGGTGCCTAGAAAACTCTCAGGAAGTTGCTATGGGTTCACCCAAACAGGTGACACGAATCTTCCCAGAGTTTTATATTGTGGAGCGGTCTGAGGAGGTACATACTTTCCTTCAAGAATTCAGACATTGGTTATCTCAGGAACCTCGAAGTACTTAAGAGAATGAGGCTCTCCGGAAAGGCTCCCTCCCTCAGTCTGCAAGCCCATCAATTTGTTTTTGCCAAGGATGTATGGCGATACAACCCGATACTGTCCATGGTAAATAAAAGACACTGCCTTTCGTGCTTTCAGCGCTTCAAGCAAAGTTTCATAAGCAAACATCTTTTCCTCCATTGGTTAATTGAGTGTTGACAAATTAATTATCCCGCGGAGGTGACAGCTCGGAAAGACGAGCACCTTCAGACCATCTTCATAAGCTCCCCAGGCTTTTACCAATTTTTTAGTTCCAATTTTTGCGCTTAGGGGAGCTTTTGAATGTGGTCTTTTTTACATAGTTTTATTGGAGAGAAAAATGATCTTATTACCGGACGAGCAAAAGCAGCTCTTTAATTGTGTCGTTGACGATCTTCTGAAAGAACGCGGGTCGGCACTTTACTTAACTGATGCTCTTGCTTATGCCGAGCGTGCTGTTGTGTCTGCCCTGCTCAATGGCAAATCCGAGATCACGCTTGATCTTGGTCACGTTGTCCAAACTGCAGAGGCCCAACGGGAAACTAAGGCGCTCTTCAAGGAATATGCAGCGGATTTCATCTGTGGCCTTGGGATGGAAGCGATTGATAAAGACATCTACCCCGACGTTAAAAATTAAAAGTTTCTCTCCTCTGCCCAGCCAGTTTTCCTCCTTGAGTTGGCGGGATTTTTTTTAACAGTTTTGAACCTGCGAAAGGGATTTTTGCCCAGATTCCGTCCCCTCGTTTGTCGATTGAGAGGTACTTCAAGCGGGAATAATCAGTAATTGGGCAACGGTTCTGTTTGAGATCGCATAAGGAATTACTGATCGCAGGTTCTCTTCTCCACATTCTTCCTTCCCCGCCTGAGCGGTAAACAAACTGAACTCCTTGGAGCTCGGGTGGGGAGCCTTTTGCCTATCGGAGGCAATCATGCTGAAAAAACTTTTGACTGCGAAAAATGCAGACAGAGATAACTACTGCCTGCTCCTTGTTGCCATGGCTCTCATTCTCACTATCGCCTATGTTGCATTAGCAGCAGACAACATTCAACGGAGTTTCGGAATATGCATGTAACACCTCGCACATGCCCCGGGCCCGGAGACCTTTGGCAAATGAGCTGGCAGGAAGAAAAACGCCAAGCTGAGTATGAGCGCCTAGTTGAGGATTTCTTTGAAAAATACATCCCTGAATACTGCGATGAACACATCAACGAGCTGGCCGAGAACGGTGAGGATGAACGACATCCTGAGATTGAGCCCGTGTTTGATGAGTATCTGGAGGAAAACGGATGGCATTAAAACTCACTGAGAAAGAGAGGAAGCGCCTCTACTACCTTGAGCACAAAGAAGAAATCAACAAGAAGGGCCGAGAGTATTACGCAACAAAAGTAAAACCGAAGAGACAGAAAAAGGAGAGTTTCCCGCGGTGGCCTCAAGGCCCCTTCTCTGCCTTATTTATTGGAGAAGAAAATGACTAACGAACAAAGAGCCGCTTGGTTAAAGGGGCGCCGTACAGGTATCGGCGGCTCCGATGTGGCAGCCGTCCTCGGGCTGAATCCTTGGAAGACTCCGCTGGACGTTTGGAACGACAAGCTCGGACTTTCTGAAGATAAAGGAATGTCTGAGCCTGCGTACTGGGGAACCGTTCTCGAAGATACGGTCGCAAAAGAATTTCAGCTGCGCACCGGCAAGAGAGTTCAAAAGGTTTCTCACCAGTTCGCTGATCCGGAAACTCCTTGGGCAATCGCAAACATCGACCGAGCAATTATCAATCCCGAGATTGCCGGAAAAGTTCGTCCGCTGCTGAAGGTCGAAGAGATTGAGCGCTATGCCGACATCACCGGCGTCGAGCGCATTATTAACACGGATGTCGCATTTGAGGCTAAGACGGCAAACGCTTTTACCGCCGATCTCTGGGGCCCGAGCCAGGAGCTTGAGATCAGACAAAACAATCTCAGAACAGAGCACGTGATCCCACTTTATTATGAAACGCAAATTCAGTGGTACTGCGGCATCCTGAAGCTCAGAGGAATGTATCTCGCAGTGCTTATCGGAGGTTCTGACTTCCGGATGTACTGGATCGATGCTCGCCCGGATGTGTTTCAAGTGATCAAAGAAAAGTGTTTCCGCTTCTGGAACGAAAACGTTCTGAAGAAGATCCCGCCTGATCCTATCAACATTGACGATGTACTTCAGTTATATGGCAAAAGCAATGGAAAAGCTGTGGAAGCTCAGGGTGAGCTTGCTATTGATTATGGTGAGTATGCACGTATTGCCGGTGAAATTAAGGAGCTTAAAAAGCAGCAGGACGCGCTCAAAACCAAGATTGCAATAAGCATGAAGGACAACGAGATTCTCACGCTTGATGGCAAGAAAGTTCTCACCTACAAAACACAAACATCCAAACGCTTTGATTCGGATTCCTTCCGGGAAGACCACCTGGATGATTACTACGACTACCTCAAGGAATCCTCAACCCGTGTAATGCGCGTTTGCGCTTAATCCAAAACTCACTCGCAAAAAAAAGGAATAATTATGTCTACAACTGACCAACTCGCCGCAGCAGTCGGCGCACCCTCTGCACCAGTCGCCAAACCAAAGACCAAAGCTCCGATCATCGTTCAACAAGTTCTGTCTGACCAGTTCAAAAAGCAACTGGCCTTGGCCGTTCCGAAACACCTGAGCGCTGACCGCATGGCAAGAATTGCCGCGACCGAATTGCGAAAGACTCCGGCCCTCCTCAACACAACTCCTGCATCATTCCTGGGAGCGGTCATGCAGTCTGCTCAGCTTGGCCTTGAACCCGGATCTGCGCTCGGTCAAGCATACCTTGTTCCCTATGGTAACCAGTGCCAGTTAATTCTTGGCTACCGCGGCATGATTGATTTGGCCCGCCGCTCCGGCCAAGTTCTTTCTCTGAATGCTTATGCCGTTCGCGAAGGAGACGAATTTAATTATCAGCTTGGTTTACATCCGGACATTCATCACGTACCGAGCTGTGAAGCTGACCGCGTTAAAAAGCCCATCACTTTCGTCTACGCAGTCGCAACTCTGCGCGGTGGCGGCTATCAGTTCGAAGTAATGAGCCGAGCTGAAGTTGAAGCCGTCAAAGCAAAAGCGAAGTCCAAAAACATCTGGAACAACTACTTTGAAGAGATGGCCAAAAAGACCGTGATCAGACGCCTCTTTAAATATTTGCCTGTTTCGATTGAGGCCCTGCAGATTACGAATGTAGACGCGAAACGGGAATCTGGAGAAAAAATCGACCCGACCGACGTGATCGACATCAACGCTGTTTCTGTTGACGATTTCAAGGACATTCAGGACGCCGAAGTCATCGAAGAACCTCAGCAGCAGGCCGAAGAGCAAAAGTAAACCAAATTAAGGACGGCCCCGACATGGGGCCAAAACAATATGCAAACTGTTAGTTTTGAAAAATTCTGTTCGGGGCGTCCGACGATATACCGACTTTTTTATTGTGGCGCCTTATGCGGGTTTCTGTTTAAAAAGCGCCAAAGCTGGAAATGCATTTCCTTTGAGAATTGGGCTCCTCCAATCAGAGAGTTCAAAACTTTAAAAGAAGCAAAGCACTACGTGCGTGCTTGGTACGACAGAAACGGTCTATTTTCATTCGCACTGAGATGAAGCAATTCGAATACAACAAAGACGACCTTGATCTCATGTACTCGGCGTTCAGCGTAGATTTTGGAGAAGATCATCCGCTCAGTCCAACGGATTTTATCCGGGCAAACGGAATCCTGAGAATCATCGAAAAAGGAATTGAGTCGGAGGACGACTTCAGCAATGAACGCCGTGAATTCGTCTATCAGATCACAGAAGGGCTGCACAGGCACATTCTCCGATTTTTCGAAGAGTGCATGCTAGCCCTCATGAATGCCTCCGAACTGAATATGTCAAAAAACGGCGATCGTTTCTTGGCAGAAAAATATTCCGACTGGTACTCAACCTTTAGAACTGCCTACGAACAACTGGCGGCTAAAAGAGGAATAAATGGGAATCAAATTAAAGGCCGTTGATAGTCGAAAACAGGTTCTGGACCCCGCGTGCGGAGGTCGAAAATTTTACTTCGACAAGAACAACCCTATCGTTCTTTTTGGAGATATCAGGGATGAATCTTACGTACAGTGTGATTACCGAACACTAGACGTTCACCCGGATCAAAAAATGGATTTTAGGTCACTTCCCTTCGAGGACAATTCATTTTATTTAGTCATGTTCGATCCTCCGCATCTTTACAACCTTGGCAAGACCTCATACATGGCTCAGTCTTACGGGGTCCTAAACAAGGAAACATGGAAAGAAGATCTGCAAAGAGGCTTTAGAGAATGCTGGAGAGTCCTTAAACCTCATGGAACCTTAATTTTCAAATGGACAGACAAGGACATTCCACTTCCGTTAATCCTTCACCTCTTCAAACCTATCGTTCCATTGTGTGGTGACAAGAAAGTAACAAGTTCGAAAACTGGAGTCTCTAGGTTCTGGCTAGTCTTTTATAAGGACAAGTAAACATGAAACATTTTGGATATAGCGAGGAGGATTACAAAAACCTTTCCCTTGCTTTTTCTGTGCTTCTTGACAAAGATAAAGTACCTTCCTATGTAACAACCAAAGATCTAATTATCAGTCAAGGAATTTTGAAGACGGTAGATGATGCTATCAAAGAGAATTTTTTGGACCTGCATTTTGATCGGGCATACAAAGGTGTTCTTAAAGAAGAAGTTCATAACTTCATCTTCTTATTCCTAGCTGGTCACGATTCACGATTGAAAGAACTCCTTTGGGAAAGTAAAGATGAATCTTGGAACCAAGAGTTTGCATCCTGTGTCGACCAGTTCAGTAAAACTTTTAAAACTATCGCTAATAAGGAGCCTCTAAATTTTTAGAGGCTTTTCTTTTGGAGAAATAAATGTGGAAGATCAAAGACCCTACTTTAAAAGAAAAGATCATGCAACTGCTATCGGATGAAAGCATTGCAAAGCGTTGCCAAGATCAAATGACTGATGGATCAAATTACATTCTTGCTTCTGATGATGATCAAAAATTTTCAATAAGCATCGTTAAAGATCTTTTTGAAAACGTTCCTGAGTACAACCCAGATGGATGGAATCCGTTTCCAGCTTTAAGGCCTCCTCGCCCAGGTAACTATTTAGTTTACTTAAACGGAAGATTTGAGCACCAGATTCGTGTTTCTTACTTCAATACCGATTTCAGAAGTTGGGATCAATATAGTGGCGCTGTTGTATTGGCTTTCAGAGAACTTGAAATTGAACCGCCTGATGACGATATTTTGAAGTTTAGTGCCTACAAGCGGGAGTAATAAAAAATGGGAAAAACAAGCCCAGAACTTTTGAACCCAGCTGTCACCGCGCTTGCTCTAAAACAAGAAGATGAAAGGTTAAAAACGCTTGATCCGGTCGTGATTACATCTTTAAGTTTTATTCCTGGAAAACCAAAATATTTGCTAATGCGTGGTGCTGATTCTTGTGCATTAGCACATAACATCATCTTGTCGAAAGAGCAGTCTTTAAAACTCATAAGATCTTTAGCTGAAGCTCTTAGCGATTGGGATAAAGAATAGTGTCAACAAACACGAACCCAGAAGCCCTGCGAAAGCGGGGCTTCTCTTTTGAACCTGAGTCTTCTGGATGTTATCTCGTGACGCGTGAGGCAGGTTCCACCCCTGTTGTTGATACAGCATTTTTTGATAAAGCCACTAATAAATGGAAAACACAAAATTCCACAGTCACTGCATTTAGAGAGCTTCCTGAACCCTATCAACCGGAAGAAACGAAATGACAATCTATAAACAAATGGAATATCAAATGCGTCTCTCTGAGTATGAGACGCTGGCAGAAGGAAAAGACGGCGGGTACGAATGGAAGGTTTTATCTCTCGGGACACATCCTTGCGGTTACGTATCCATCCCTAAAAACCATCCTTTCTATGGAAAAAACTATTGGGACATTGAGGACACGATTGAAGTGCACGGCGGATTAACCTTTAGCGGAAAACTGCCCGGCCTTGATGGTCTTTGGTTCGGTTGGGATTATATGCACGCCGGTGACTACACCTATATGCCGATCTATGTGTCTATTACAGATAAAAGATGGACAACGCAAGAAGTTGTTGATGATTGCCTAAGGGTCATCGAACAATTTCGGTCTTACGAGGAAAAGTAAATGGACTTCTTCGCCGGTATGTGTTTTGCCGTGTTTGTACTGGGTCTCGGAGGATGGGGCGGGTACTTGGTCTACACGTTCCTCAAGTCAAGGGAGGATGACTAATGAACCGACTCTTAATCCGAGACTGCATTTTTAACACAGATCATGTCGCTCTCATCGCTTGGACCCGTGACGAAAACGTTTTAACGGTTTCATTGAGTTCCGGTAAGTACATGGAGTTCAAAGACTTCCCTGAAAGCGAATGGAAGAGACTTCGAGAGACGTTAGGCTTTACGGAGGAGAAAGAACGTGAGTGATTTCCTATACAAAAAGCAGGATTTGAACAACCTAAATGCTGCGTTCTCTGACTATATCGACAGTCCAAATATCACAGAGCCTCAATTTTTTCTTGTTGGTCTGGGAGTATTGCGTTTTCTTGAGATTTGGATGGGTAAATGTATTGACTACCACGAAAACGAAACAAAAGAGGAGTCTTTCGTTTACGTTCCAGATGAAGTCCACTTCTACATTCTGGATTTTGTTGAAGATTTAATCCTTGATTTAGAAGAGCGTATCAGGGAAAACAAAGATGACACCTATTGGCGAGAAGAATACGGCGCTTCGCTTGAATATATGCAAGATGCCTACAACCAACTTGAAGCAAAAAAGCCCATTTGATGGGCCTTTTTATTGGATAGCAACATGAGAGATCAAAGTGTTTCTGATCTGAGGTACACGATAACCTGGAGGAATCCATATAAACCGCGACCTGCGGGCCTTCCGAAGATTTTATGCAGCAGTCCTTTTGAGGAAGAGTTAACACTTCCTTGGATTATTGCTTCCAACTGGGGCCTTAGCGCGTGGGCCATAGGCATCTACTTCGAACATCCAAAACCAAAACGAAGGATGGGCGAGGAGAAACGAGCGGCCATGAGAAAAAAAGAGGATGCACACGCGACTTGAAAAGACTGCTCCACTGTTTGCTGATGAATTTGAGAAGAAAGAACTCGAGAAGCGGGCTGATTATTTTGCCGGGAAGTCCCAGGTTAATGAAGCTGAACTCAACCAGAGAATGGATGAATTCTCTGGCCTGATGACACCGGGAGAGGCTATTAAGGACATGCTGAAACTTGGCGTCCCTACCGAGCTTTCTGACGAGGATAAAAAACTCGTCGAAGAGGTTAAGCGTTTCCGTGCAAATGAAATGAAATTTTCTTCCGAAGAATTCAGGCTCAGGTGCCAAAAGAGAGCTGCTGAGAAAGCAGAGCGGGAACGAAAAGCGCTTGAGGCTTTAATGGACATCCGAAACGAACCTCTTTTTGCAAGACTTTAAAAAGTAGCAGTTAGTTGCGGGGAATTCATAATTTACCACCGAAACGTTTATTCTCTAAAATTTTGCTTACTTCTTATTAATAAAAGGAAAATTATGAGTGACATAGACGATGAAGTAATGGCCTCGAAAGATGCCCTTTTCTATGCTGGTCATATGCTAGAAAATATCGGCTTAGAACATAAAATAGAAAAAGGAATATGCGAACTTGTTAAAAACGGTCGTTTTGATAAATTATCCCCAAAGCAGAGAGCGATATTTGATAGATTAGTGGATAAGTATTGCAACGAATATTGCGAATCCTGTGGTAAAAAACTTTCACCAGAGGAACTTTACCTAGGCCAATGTGAATGCGAAGTTCGTTACGAAGATCATTTGATCAAAGACTAGTTAGTTCGCTTTAGCGGATAAGCCTCCTTCGGGAGGTTTTCCTTTTTTCCATTAAGATCGCCTTGAAAGCCGCTAAACTTTTCCTCAAGAGAATGAGGCTCTCACTGGTTTACTTTTCAGGAGCACACGGACTTGGAGTTACCAACCAATTCGGCGCCTCTTCAAGTCGGAACTTCCCTTTAGCAGCTGTCTGCAGGTGGGATGAATCTTTGATGATTCCGGAAATAAGGTCATCAGGCTTTTTTGTTCTGAAAAATTGCACAGCAAAGAAGACCGAGGCTAAAAGGGAAAAGACCAAGCAAAACAAGAAGAACGCTGTCCAGACGCTGGATGGAAACAAAAAACTTCGGAATTCCGACGTTGCTAAAAAAGACAGCAAAACAGATACAAAAAACGTTAGAGAACCAATCAGCTTTGCTGTCAATTCTGCCCGCGCCTTATAGGCTGATAACGTTTCTCCGACTCTAAGCCTAAGCCCTTCTTCTGTGATTGTAATCATGCTTTGTGGTACCAAATAAATTGCTTTAAGAGGCGGCCTCAAGGTATCGTTCTCTTTCATTTGCTGTCACCTTTTAAAAGCGTCGTTACTGAATGCTGAGAAACAAACCCACAATGTTTGCAGACTATAGCCACGCACGGTAAAGTCGGCGCGGCTATTAACGGACCGCTTTCATAGTCTCCACTGAGAGAATTTATCACGTAGTCACTTAAAAAGAAAAATTCCTTGTGGTGGCACAGCGGACACTCCATTTCTTGAGTTAAGTCCTGTAGCTTACGAGTGAGTTTGCTCTTTTCCTCTTCCTGCACGATGTCGCTCCTATGAGATTGTTTTTGGACTTGAGACCTCTGAATACTATCTCAACAGGATGCGACATCGCGCTCTTATCCTTTACAAAGGAAAACGATTATGTCTATACTAAAAAGGTACTTTAAGTACGCGGGATTGACCTCCCAAAAACTACTGGCTTGTAGCCGCCTAAAATCGTAAGAGCGGTTTTTGTTTGCCCTTTGACATTTCAAATGCGAAAGGGTTCAGGCTACATAAAGTCTCTCCAATGAGCGGGACAAACGGAGCACTTCGGTGCGCCGTTCCAGTAGACGGTAAGGTCAATCCGTTTGTTCCTGCTCTCCCGCTTGACCTCGGGTAGCAGGGTTGAAAAACTCTACTGGAGACTTAAATGTCAGAACTTGTCTTTTCGCGAAATGGCATCGCTGTAACAACTTCTCTTCTGGTTGCTAAAGGTGTTCAAGTTGAGCACCGCGCCGTTCTTCAACTAATCAGAAAATACGTCCCCGATTTCGAAACCTTTGGTTCTCTGATTTTCGAAACTGTTAAGGGGAAGGCATTACCTCAAGGCGGTTTTGCTAAATCTACTGAAATTGCGATACTGAACGAACCTCAAACAACTCTGCTCCTCACCTTTTTCAAAAACACGGAGATTGTGAGAAAGTTCAAGGTTGCTCTTGTCCAAAAATTCTACGAACTTAGGAATCAGATTCAAGCAAAATACTGCCCTGCCCTCGACCGCCTCGAGACACTGACACCTCTTCAGCAGGAAGCGATCCGGGAAGAAGTTTCTAAACGTGCCCTTCGCTCTGCAGCAGACTACCAAACGATTTACAAGGCTCTTCGGCTGAGATTTCAAGTTACGCGCTTTGACCTGATTCCCCGGACAAAATTCGAGACTGCCTTGAAATTCATTCAAGAAGTTGAACTGAAGGCACCAGTTGTCAGAGATGCTTTTCTGTTTTCATACGATCCGAAAACTCTTTCGGATGATGAGCTTGAATCCCTTGGCCGCCTCATCTACTTACTTGATCTAGCCAAGCCGACGAACAAACAGGTTTACGCAGGTCTTCGAGCTGTGTACTCCGACCTTTCGCCTCGTTTTTATTCACTAATGACGGAAACCGCAATCTCGGAATCGAATCTGAAAAAAGTCTTAGATCGGAACCGGATCAACTACCGGCTTCCAAGCCCTAACTAATTAACCGGCGCCCCTCAAAAATTGAGGGGCTTTTTATTTGTGCCAGTCCTTAGAAATTCAATGAATAATCTTCTTTATAAAGTCTTGGCCGACCTACGCTATCGCCTGGTCTCGGCACGTACCTATCTGCTATCAACCGTGCAGAGGATACTTTTTCTGCCTCGATTACGAGCCATAAGGAGGTGTTATGTAATCCTGGTAAAGCTGTTGCACGGCGAAGAACGCAAACAAGCTTTCCTTGATCATTATGTCCTATTGCGAAGATCTGACCGACTAATTTACCGAATGGGCCACAAAGTTCGATTAGATGGAAGCTTGATATTGAACCCAAAAATTCTGAATAAATAGTTTGCATGTTGCCTCTTTGCTAATGAATTGAACTTGAACAACTCAATTATGGCAAGGAGGCAACAGCCACCATTCCGCCCCTCGTAATGAGGGGCTTTTTTATTGAGGATCTAAAATGAATGAGTTAATTACTCTTCCGTCTCCGACATTAGAAATTATTGACGGTGTTCCCACCGTTCTCTCAACCGTTGTCGCCGAATATTATGGCTATAGGCATAAAGACATTTTGGCGATTATCAAAGGTTTGTTGGAGCGCAATCCTGAATTATCCCGTCAGCCGTACTTTCGGCCGACGGAAATAGAGCGTCCAAATCCGTTAAATAACACCCTTCTCTCATCTCCTGCCTATCAAATGACTCGTGTCGGCTTTGAAATATTATCCATGAAACTAACTTCGCCGAGAGCTGAAAAATTTCAAATCAGATTTGCTCAAGCCTTCGAAGCAGCGGTGAAGGCTTTACAGAACATCAACCTGTCGACATATCAAAAGGCCCTACGACTAGAGGCAAAGTTCGACGAAAGAAAACGGCAGATTAGTTTCTGCGCTTCCTCTCTTGCTAAATGGAAAGACGAAAAAAAGGTAATGCTTCTAAAAATGGACGAGTATCAAAAAGACGTACAGATGTCGCTTCCTTTCGATTCAATCCTTATCGAGGTTCCGCACTAATTGACGAAAACACGAACACATCAGCAGAGCATCCGTTCCCCGGGTGCTCTTTTTTATGGATAAAACAATGACAGAACCGATGGAATTTACAGAAGCCGTCTTCCAACAGGTAGTCGGTAAATATCGAATCAGGGTTGAGTACAGAAACTACTGGAGCCCTCCTATGGCATGTTGGGCTCAGGCATTCAACTCCTATTTTTGCGAAGCCTCTGATGTCTACATGGATGAATGCTACGACTATCCCTGGCGTCCTCTTATTCACTCTACAGGCTACTCAGACGACGGGAAACCAATCCCCATCACAAGAGAAGCAGCCGCCAAAGCCATCACCAATGCTTACAAGGAATTGACATTAACACCGGAAGAACGACAGGCAAGGCGCGAACGATCAGAAAAGATCAAACAGGAAGTCAGAGAACGGCTTAGAAAACAAGGACTGATTAAATGAACTTACACGAAAAGCTGACATACATAGCTGAGCACTATGGACTGGATACGCAACTAATCAAACTTGGAGAGGAAGGTGCGGAGTTCGCTGCGGCCTCTCTGAAAAACATTGGTTTCGTCCTCCGGATGATGAATGGAGAAACAAGTCCGGAGTTGATAAAGAAACGCCAAGAGGCCAACGCGGAAGAGATTAAGGAGCTAGCGGACGTTCTTCTTGTCTCTCGCCAAATAGAACATCTCATCCTCTCAGAACCACCCTTTGAAAAGCAACTTACTCAACTAATGAACGAAAAAGCCGACCGCCAGTTATCAAGAATCAAGGAAGAAGCAAAATGAACATTACTAGAATCAGCTTAAAGCACACAACCGAAAACATTCAAATTCCCGACTGGGCGAAGACAATCGTCATCCACGCAGACACCACGGCACCGTACTCGGAGAAAAAATTACAGCACATCTACTGGTTGTTTTTCAAAACGCTAGGTATCACTGATGAGTCAAGAAAAAAGTACACGCTTCGTTTTCATGTGAGATTCGCTCGTCCTGACTGTTATTACTACGTCGAGTTTGCTGACATGATCATCAATGACCGCGTGAGGTTCTGACAATGCCCAGGAACAAGAAACCTCGGAAGAAATTCACGTGTCGAAAGATTGAGATTCCGCGCATTTCTGAAGAGCGAATTGATGTGATTCGACACGATGACGAATGTCGGATTCTCAGTTGAACTTAAATTGCCTAATGGCACGTTTGATCGAGATGATATGAGAGCTCTGGCCGATTTCAGTAACCTGACAGGCGTGACCTTTAGTGAATTGGGAGAGGATCGTTTGAGTGAGGAAGATCTGATTTCTTCCAATGAGCTGCAGTGTGCTCTCTCAGATAGCCTGACATCGTTATATCTCCGGACATACAAGAACAAAGCTAAGTTCTACGTTCCGACCGGAGAAGAACTCAAAACGATTCAGGAGGCTGTCACTTTCTTTCTCCCGGTAATGGAGGAAATTGTTAAAGACAGCCCAAAACTAATCATCAAATTCTGGAACAAAACAAAGAATCTAATGACGCGCCCGGATGGTGCGTATAACGGAGTAAAGGTATCTAGCTATGAATGACATTGACTATGACAAATTGTCCAGCATGGTGGCAGATAAAGTCTCCAGCCAGATCGCTGAAAAGCTGATTCAGAAAACAACAAAGCTCACACTCTCTCGTCCAGAAGTAGAGGTTAGGATCGGTTTTGCTCCTGGCTCTTCTGCCGCCCGTGAAGTAATGAAGGATCCGAAGTTCCCTAAGCCTGACGCATTCTCCGAGAACGGGCGCGATCGTTGGTACACAAAAGACATTGACGATTACATGGAAAGCAAAAGACACGCCCGAGCCAAGCTCGCTATTTCAGCCGCTTAGCAATTTCTTCTGCGCTCGCTCTGTAGTATCTCTGGAGCATCTTTAAATCTTTGTGCCCCGTTTGTCTAGCAAGCGCCAGGACATCTAAACGGGGCGCCCCTGTTTCTGGATCAGGGCTGGCGGCCCAAGTCGCAAAAGTTGCGCGGCCGTCATGAAAATTCAGCCCTTCTTTGATTAGTCGGTTTTGAGAATCATATTCAGGTCCAAGGCCGGCTCTATCCCGAACTTTTCGGAATAACGTATCTCTGTTGTGATCGTTAAGTCCGCCAAAAATCCGTGGTTCATACTCGAGCTCCATAACTAATTTAAGAATTTCCCGAGCTCTTGCAGACAAGGCCACGTCTCTTCTTGACAATGTTTTTGTAGCCTCCGCCGGCACATGTAGCACATTGTCACCTAACCAAGAATATTCAATCTTTAAAAGCTCCCCTGCTCGCATTCCTGTTTGACAACTAAAAAGGAAGGCTGCTACCGCAAGTTGCATTTTGTTCTTTGGCACTGTGTGGCCGTCCCAACCGCTAGCCTGCAAAAGTTTCTCTATATCCTCGTCTGAAGCAACTCTCTCGCGGTGCTCTGGCTCCCGTGGTTTCTCCACACCCCGGCAAGGATTCACATCTGTGAGTTCGTTTTTAATAGCAAATTGAAAAACGTCAGAGAGAATTGTCAGCTCTCTATTAACAGTGGACGGTGAAATATAGTTGTCTCGGTTTTTGGCACGTTCGCTGAGGCGACGTTCAATGTAGTTCTCAATCGTTCTGTTTGTAAAAGAAGATAGAGTTTTAGCCGCCAGTTTATCTCTCTGGAGGCGTCTCAGTCGGATTTCTTCTGTACGTTTGGAGCGTTTCTGTGAAGTGACTTCGCTGATGTATTCGTCAATCAGCGCGGCCAGAGTAATCGAAGAAGAGCGTTCTTCGGCGCTAATGTCCAACTCTGCCGCAAAGCGTTTTGCCTCAGCTCGAGTTTTAAATGTTTTGGAGAATCGCTGTTTGTTTCCGTCCGCCTGAAGTCTATAGCCATAAACTTCATACGTACCGCAGAGAGTTTTTCTTATTCCTGCCATATCCGCCTCGAGAATTTCCGTTAGCGTTTCCGTTAAATTTCCGTTATCTAAACCTGAATATAACGAGATATGCCAAAACGGACAACAAAAAATCCCGTAAAACCGAGGCTTAACGGGATATGACAAGTATGTCTGGTGCCCGGGACTGGACTCGAACCAGCACGCCCGCGAAGGCGCTAGCACCT